ATGAAAAAGACAGTACTTTCTCTCTTACTGCTGGCCTGCGCGGGAAGCGCTCTGGCGGCACCGCAGGTAATCACCGTAAGCCGCTTTGAAGTGGGCAAAGACAAATGGGCCTTTAATCGCGAAGAGGTGATGCTGACCTGCCGTCCGGGCCATGCGCTGTATGCGATCAACCCGAGCACGCTGGTCCAGTACCCGCTCAACGATACCGCTGAGCAGCAGGTCGCCAGCGGCAAGAGCAGCGGTCAGCCAGTCAGCGTGATTCAGATTGATGACCCGGCCAACCCGGGGCAGAAGATGAGCCTGGCACCGTTTATCGAGCGCGCTGACAAGCTCTGCTGACGTTCAGGTTTCCAATAAAAAAACCGCAGATGCTCGCCAGAGCACTGCGGTTTTTCACTTTTAATGATGCTCTGACGCTTTTTTTCAGGCCACTTTTGCTGTGGACTGGAAAACCTGGCGTCGTCATCTATTCTTAAAAGGCAAGGCGACTTAGCCTGCATTAATGCCAACTTTTAGCGCACGGCTCTCTCCCAAGAGCCATTTCCCTGGACCGAATACAGGAATCGTATTCGGTCTCTTTTTATCTATTTGTTTCTCAAGGGTTTTTTCTGTCTTAACACGAAATTCCCCGAAAATTACTCGAATTTTCCATATCCTGTCTAAACCATAACATACTCTGCACCGCGTGCGTCCAGGTATTTTTTGGTCATTGTTAAATTTTTGTGGCCGAGTAAACGCTGAGCAAATTCTTCTCCGCGCTCCTTTTCATATAGCCTGCTCGCCAGACTCCTGATCTCATGGAAAGGCGGTGGGCTAGGTCCGAATTTTAACCCGGTCGAATCCCTTATCTCTGCGAACGCCTGGGTAAGACCGTCAGGAGTTAGCGGCCCCGGCTTTCTCCCACCGCGGCGAACCGGCGAGTAAAGCATGAAGTCGGAAGGGTTGTTCACCCGGCATCGATCAATGACATCCTGCAACACAAGCCCGGCGACGTCCAGCCTCAAATCAAGGGGGAGCGCTAGTTTGTGACCTGTTTTCTCCTGAGTAACGAAAAGCCTCCCCTCTTTGATGTCACTGAACCTGAACAGTGAGATATCCTCCCTCCGCTGGCCGGTGACCAGTGCCAGATCGCATGCGTTTGGTGCCCAGTCAGAATGAGTTAACGCGGCCTGGCGGATGACGGTGAAATGCTCGAGCAACAGGCGCTCTCGCTTAACTTTCGGTGTCGGCGTTCGCGTCGGTTCTGCCGGGTTCCTGTCGACATGTCCTTCCACAATCGCCTCCCTGAAGATGTCCATCAGCACAGACCTGAGCCCGGAAGCCATGCTCTTTTTATCGCAGAGAATGTACGCTTCAAGGAATGAGGCGATGTCCTTTGTCGTGACAGAAGCGAGGGGAATTTTGCCGAACTCTTCCTTAATGGTGGCGATCTGGTTTCGCCTGACCTTCATCGTGTTTGGTTTCAGCTCGCGCCGCTCGAGAATCACCTCGTAACGCTCCAGCCATGCAGCCACTGTGAAAGTGGGCACGTCTTTTATGCGATCCAGGAGAGAAGAGGGAAGGTAATTCTGGTCGATGTAGTTGTTGGCCTCAATGGCCTGGGCAACTGCGTCCTTGCGGTCAATCCGCCCAAGAGAAATCTCCTGCCCGGTCACCGGATTGCGCCAACTGTAAAGCCTGTCTCTTTTACGATAGGTCAGGTTACGGGGCAGGTTAGCGTCGTAACGTACTGGCCTTTTCGCCATGAGTCAGTCTCTCCAGTAAAGTGCCGCCTGACGGCAGTTTGGTGTGTTTCGGTTTAGCGTGCAGGTTCTTCTTGCGAGGATCCACGTAGATAGCGTTAGGCTGAACTTTATATTCCTTTCCGTGCAACTCCGGCGCGGGATAAATACGCCCCTCCCGCGTCCATCGACGAAGAGTAGAAAGTGAGGGTGGAGTCGTGTAGACCTCAGCAGCCCATTCCTGCAAGTTGAGAAGCTTAGCCATGAGAACTCCTTAGCCGCCCGGCATTATAAGCGAGGCAGCTTTGACGTGTTGATTAATCGAAATCAGGTAAAAAGAAGGCTAACGGTTGAAAGGGAAAAGCTGGAAAAGGCTTTCCGCTATTAATCGCTAAAGGTTACCGCCGCGTTGCCGATGAATAAAATTTAAACTGGAGGTAAACTTATGAATTCGAATGAAGATGAAGAAATCCAAATTGGAGATTTGATTACTACGGCAAATGGAGACCAATATATAGTTACCCAGCCAGTAGTGAAGGGGCAAGTAGCCTCCCAAAAAATTACAGATGATGAAAAATTCATTGATATCAATGATATAACATCAATAAATGGGAAAAAGAGAACCTCCTAAATCACCGCAATCTATTAGCGCAGTAAATAGCCGTATGTTTACTGCGCTTTTCTTTGACACTCTGGCACTCCGCAAACGTCTGGCAGCCGGGAACGGCAGCGCGCCGCGGTTCCGGAATATCCTCCCCGCATTCTTCACAGTGCTCAGCTGATACGGCGTTGCGGTCGATGTGGTGAGCGCAAAGGGCAGCGTTACGCTGAAGCTCTTCAATCTCTGCTGCGGTATCGATGATGTCCATGGTCAATGCTCCCGGAACTGTTGGTTAATTCGGTTGAAGGTGAAGGCCAGCAATAAAAAAGGCCGTGATAGCGACCTGTTGATGAATGATTTCATGCTGCCTCCGAACCTCTTGTTACGCACATTTCTGGTAAATTTGCCCTTACCAGAGCTTCAGCGAACGGCGGCGGAACCGCATTACCGCAGCGGGCCACCTGCTTATCCTTCGCATACTTCACGCCGCGGTAGTCCCTGTCGATGATGTACCACTCAGGGAAACCCTGCGCCCGGTACAACTCATGGGGCTGAAGCATGCGCATGCCGATATCTACGATGCGGTAAGTGATGCCATCGACAGTAACCAGCCCGGTGCAATCCTCCCCACAATATTCCCGTAGGAAATCAGCCGTAAGCTGCGCGCGGTGCTCGTCGTATCCCGAATTTGCCAGCGTGGTTTTAACTTCACCAAAATGCTGACCGCCAGCGGTCACGGTTTGCAGTGGAGTGTCAGTAGGCTGGCCGGTATTGGTACCGCGCATTTTGATAATGCTGGAGGTGACAAGAGCGTGGTGATCGGTGGTGGTCACGGTGTGAATGGGCTCGTCCAGAGAAACGCCAGCTCCGTTGTAATTCCCGCCGAAGTGTTTCACCATATTCGCCGCGACCATTGCGAACTTTCCGCCGCCGGCAGTAATCGTCCCCAGCGGCTTTTCCAGTTGCAGAACCCGCGGCGCCTGCCCTGGACGTTCGCCATATCCCATCTGGATCAGCGTTGGCGTCACCAGCTGCGATTTTCCGCCGCCCCCAGCGGTTACCGTAGCGCTCGGCTCGTCAACCGTATGACCGACGCTGGCGCCGAACTGTCTGGCAATAAACGGTGTAAGTGCAGCTTCGACCATACCCAATGCATGCCCATTGCCGCCTGGTCGTTTCGACGTGCCGGCGGTGATCGTCGGTAACGGTTCGGTTACCTCCTGCCCGGTAGCGCCGGTTCGGAACTTGGTTAGGTGCGGAACGGCGAGCGCGTATCCGTGAGTTTTGGTTATGGTCTGAAGCGGCTCAGCCAGCGACTGTCCACGGAAACAGTCATATTTTCCCTTCGTGGTGGTGTGGTTGCACTTCACGATGAACGGCGTCGGATTGTCCAGAACGAAGCGTTGGATGCCTCTGGCGATGCGCTTTAGGGTATTCTCAGCTAACTGTTTCTTCCGACCAAAGATTGACTGGGAGCTAATTGACCAGTCGATACACTCCGCAGCTGTGCGCCACGGCGCCAGGCTTCCCGCCTGTACCGCTGGAGACTTCGGGTCTCCGTGCGTAGCCGCAGGCCACCTCACCGGCACGCCATCGCAGCGCATGACCATGAAGAATCGCTTACGAATGGTCGGCGCGCCATAGTCACACGCCCGCATCTCGCGGTAATCTACGTTGTAGCCCAGACCATTAATCAACTGCTGAGCTTGCGGGCTATCCGGCAGAATGTCCAAGAACTCGCAGCACTCGGCCAGCGCAGGATGATATGCCGGGATGCCACAGGAGAGCATTCCGCAGAAAGCTTCGAATGTTTCGCCAGCGCGAACCGGGTCAGGGCGCATTTCCTCGGCCAGCAGCGGTCCCCAGGTTTTGAACTCCTCCACGTTCTCCAGCATCATAACCCGCGGACGAACGGACAGAGCCCAACGAATGACGATCCATGCCAATCCGCGAATCTCTTTCTCAACCGGTTTTGAGCCTTTCGCTTTTGAGAAGTGTCGGCAGTCAGGGCTGAACCAGGCTAGGCCAACCGGTTTACCTGCGGTCGCTGTTGCCGGGTCAACATCAAACACACTTTCGCAGTAGTGCAGAGTGTCCGGGTGATTAGTAGTGTGCATAGCAACGGCATTCAGGTCGTGGTTAATCGCAATGTCCACGCTGCGGCCAATAGCCAATTCAATACCCGTACTTGCCCCGCCTCCACCGGCAAAATTGTCAACGATGATTTCTTTCACGAGCTTCTCTCCATTGTTGTGATTAGCGACCGCGCGGACACGACTATTTGAGGAATGGGTGTTTTCTCTAACCACATGCGGTTGATGTGAAATTTGAGCTTCCGCTTGTTTTTTTCAGTAATGGCGCCGTCATGTTCAACGGCGCTGAAAACCATCTCGACCTCTGCCGGCCAAATTGCGTAATCTGTTTCATAACACTCCGGTGTCGGTTCTGATGGACCAACCATTCCTGGGGTGAGGGTTACACTGGAGGAACATTCGTTTCCCCAGTGATGCCAGCCTGGCGCCGCGCTGCGGCTAAACAGCTCAATACGCGGAACATCTCCGTAAAGCAGCTCCAGACGGTGGCGCACTTCCCATGGCTTTTCGCTGTGTGCACCGAGCGGGCTGTAGACCACCTGCTTAATCCCGGCGTGCTTTCGCTCAAGCCCGGCGCCGCGGGTAGCAATCAGCAGATCTTCGGTATTGGCCCGGGTGTGGTTGCCGCCGTTCATGCGCGTCTCGGCGTTAAGCAAATCGAGGAAGTCGTAAAAGTCGGTGATTTCACCCTCGTCCAGCGCCTTGTTGATGCGCAGCTCGGCGTTCTGATTCAGCTTCACCCAGGTAAAGCCCTTCATCGTGCGAACGGTAAAACCCCAGGCCTCGGCCAGTTCGATAGCCTCCTTGTTATGCGTTCCGGTGTACCACATCGCCAGCACTGCGTTTTCGGCGGCAAGTTCCCATACTGGCAGACGCTTGATGTCGATTAACTTCATGGTGGAGTAGTGATCGGCAGCGGCGCCGTTACTGATTGTGTTGCCGTAAGACCAGGGCGGATCTGCGTAGATAAGAGAGTATTTTCCGGTCATGGAATTACACCTCGAAAGCAAGTTGTGGTGTGAACCGATCGTGTTCTGCGTCGTAATTCAGCGAACTTGCAGAGTTAAAGGCCTCTATGCGTTCTACCAGCACAGCGGCTCTGGTTTCTTTGCTGGCTGGCGCATAGGCTGATTTATCCCATGCCTTATCAATACCGATATTGCGCGCAACGTTTGTGCTGTCAGCTGATGAAAGGGGTATGTGAGTAAAAATGTCTTTATTCAGCATGCGAAGGCCATGGAGCTTGGTAATCGGATAGCCATTTGAATCGACTACGTGCCGGATAAGGTCTCGCAATTTTGCCCTACAGGCGCGTGGTCGCTTTGCATCGTATTCACCCATTGAACCTATGCAAACACGAGGAAACTCATGGCAAAGACGAATGAAACGCTCGTCGGGTTCGCTCATATGCCAGACAGGCGCACCGACGAATTTACCGTGTGGCCATTCATCTATAAGCGCATCGTTCTCGTCGCTGGTTCCACCGATAACATCAGGGATAACTGCAAATGCGAAACGAGGGTGATTCATCCACTCCTTAACTAATTCGTAATAGTCGTACCAGTTAACAGGCTGGCCCTTATCCCAGAAGCTGAAGGCTCCGTTATCAAGTGCGAAAGATTGAGTTACCTCACTGGCAAGCTTAAGTTGCCCAGGGTTAGCGAAGCTGATAAATGCATGACGGCCTTTCCATGCCTTCAGTGCGCATGTATCAGGGGTTATTGGTCCGCCGTGAAAATGAATCATGCACCCTCCCGCTCTGGATCGTTAACATCCCAGCCATTACGCTCAATATTGGTTTGCAGCCGCTTATCTCCTACCTCTTCAATGCAGCGGCCGGTAATCTCAGCGACTTCAGCGTTTGAGTGCCGCCACAGCAGCGCCAGCTCTTCGAGTGACCACGCTTTCATAGCACTGACTCCATTTCGTCAATGTAGAGGCCCTGGGCAATCAAGCGACGGCGGCGTGCGGCACGCGCTATGCACTCCTGCCGCCTGCCTTCCTGCGATTGCTCTATGGCGCGCCGGGTGAACAGGCGCGATTTACCCTGTGGTGTTACGACCTTTGGCTTTGTGACCAGGTCGAAAGTCCGGTCGCAGATTCCGTCGTCGTTGATCCATTTTTCCGACTCAACGATCTGAGCTATCTGTCCGGAGCCGCGGGTGATGCCGTTGGCAACCCGGTTAAACTCGATGAGCGTTACGCCAAACTTCTCAGCGATTTCGCTGCCGGTTACCGGGCGGCCGCGCGTCTGAATCATCCAGATAACGCGCTCACGGAGGCCGGAGAATTGCCCGGTACGTCCGGGCCTGCGGTAGAAGGGTGTGCGTTTCATTCGAGCTCCAGAATGCGGCGCTTCGTGTCCGCAACAAGTTCGAGGAAGTCTTTTCTGCGCGCGCGAAGCCGGGCTATTTCTGATTCACATTCGGCAGCTGTAAGGCGATAGACGATGAGCTGTTTACCGTCCGGGAAGTCTGAGCAGTAGCTGATGAAGTCCACCCAATCCCTGCCAGAGCAATCAAGGTGACCAACCAGTTGCCATCTGTATGCCGGATCGAAGGAGCCGCGGGTGAGGGTGGAGTAGTGAGTGGCGGCAATGACAGACTTAATTTCAACTAGCCCATCCTGGCCAACGAGTCCGTCGGGGCTGTCACCGTACGTTTCGTGATCAAAGAACCCGCCGTTGTCCACGTCGACGAAGTTCATCTCTTCGTACAGCATACGGGCAATTGGCTCCTGTTCGTGCCCGCGCTCCATGTGTTCGTTTGAGAAGCCAAACTCAGACTTGCACCCCTTAATCTGCTCCAGAGCCAACTGAAGTGCGTAACGCTTAGCTGGTTCTCCAAAGGCCTTCCCATCGTTAGCCATGATCAGGCCGAAGTTTGAAGCGGTGGCCTTCCCCAGGCGAAGAGCATCCCACTCTTCACCGTTTTGTTCGACGTCGTGCCAAATCATGATGAGCACTCCTGCTCAAGCTGGCGGCGATGCTCTGAAGAAATGTCCATTCTCGCCAGCACTGCATCAAGGTTGCCGTCGCGTTTGTAGGCTGCCTTGGCGTTATTCCATGCCTGCGTTTTATCCGGCGAAAGCACCGGCTTTGTGACGCGCGCCGGGCTTAAGCGGAGACCTTCAACCGATTCCTTTCCGAACCGGACATTTTTATCGACGTAGACCGTGACCTTCACGCCAACCCAATCCTCAAGGAAGGGCGAGCCGGTGATGCTTTTCAGCATCTTGCTATTGGTGGCATTCAGAATCATCGGCTTGAGCTTTTCGCCAGGGCGCAGCTCGCGCTCTTCAAAATAAGCGGTGTTAAAAACGTCTTTGGATTTTTTTGTTTTGTCGTTTTCTAACGTTGCCCGGGCGATCGTCAGCACCGTTGGCTCAACGATGTCGGCGCTGCTCAGGTAAGGGGAGTCAAAAGCTTTTCGGTAGTGAGTTTTAGATTCAGACATTTCATGCATCCTTAAAACGGGCAGCCGGTACGGTGTTCCCAGTCGTATTCCGCCTGGGCGTAAGCAACTGCCGAAATGAAATCGTTGTAGGCCTCACCAGCTTTATCGCTGCGAAGTCCTTCGTATGGGCTGGAGTCAATCGGGACCGTGAAGTGGAAGAGGCCGGACGGCTCTTTTGGCATCATGTTGATGATTTTCTGCGCCCGGTCGTCGATCCACTTCTCTTTCTCATCGGTGAGCTGCTGATCAACCCAGCGCCGATCTTCGATGCGGTCGTAAGTGAGGTATGCGTTCATGGCTGAACTCCTGAAATTTGGATGTGCAGATCCCGCCCGCGTAATGCCAGGCCGATCGGTTGAATAGGGTGGTTACTGCTGCGCGATGGATTTCGCCGGGAACTCGCCGTTGCGGAGAATGCTTTCTACCGGCCAGCACTCAGCTGACACTTTCTGCTCTGTAGCTGCTTGGCTGCATTCCTGCTGGCTGTCGTAAACGCCGAGAATGACATCCTGATAATCACCGTTGGTCATTGCTACGGTCAGGACGAGTGCGAATAAAGTTTCCATCAGTGAAGAATCCTCCCGATGGCGACGGCGTAAAGGCGCTTTGCTTCTTCCCATGCCGGAGCATTGCGATGGAGCACCGCGAACGAAGCGAGTCGTTGGGCCTCTCTGATCTGCTGCTGGTTTACCATGATTACCTCTTGGCCTTATCGCGGCGAACGGAACGGTTAATACAAGACTTCAACGCATTTATTCAGTGTTTCAATTGGCGGTGGATGGCCGCCGGTTGTCATAACTAAGCCGCCTCGGTGAAGCGACTGAGGTATGAAAGTCGTTTGATTACGCACCATTGCCGCTCTCCCTGAGCCCGCCGGGCGTCCGACGCATGGTTTACTGTCGCGCCGTTCGACTGACCGAATCTCCACTTCGCCGCTGGCTAACTTCGCTCAGCTGTCGATGTTTCGTTTCGATGAGTTGATAATAGCGATGAGTATTGTTTATAGCAATACGTATTGATATTAAATAATAGCAATTGCTATTAATGCGTTGATAGCTAAAGGAATTTATTTTGATATTTTTTCGAGTGAATGAGATTCGGATCGTGTTTTAAGTGGGATGGGGATTGCTGTGATGGGAGGGCTAGCTGCAGGCAATAAAAAACCCAGCGATAAGGCTGGGTTCTTCTGAACTGAGAAATTTAGCGGGTAACCATAACTGTATTGTTCTGTCCTGCTTTTACTGACGCAGGGGACATCAGCGCGCCGCCTTCAGTCACCAACCCGTAAGTGGATGGACGCATCCAGGTAACGGTGGTTTGAACGTAATATTCGCCAGGGGCAATGTTATCGAACTCAAACTTACCCTGGGCATCAGCAATGGTGACTTTCTCATACTTCGCAGCGCGCATATCTTCTTTGTCGCAGCGGGTCAGCCCCATGCAGGTGGTGAACTGGAAATCGGTATAAGAGGTTTTTGGCATCAGGATCACCTGGCTGCCGGCCGCTACTTTTACGTCTCCGCCCATTGTCTTGAGGAATGCCTGACCAGTCAGTTTCTCTGAACCATCAAGCTTCAACTTGTCATACTCGGCCTGTGGGAACTGCGGGAGGTTTACTGGTTTAGGAATGGACATGCACCCAGAGAGAAGCGCAGCTGCTGTCGCTGCAATAACCAACTTTTTCATGATAATCCTTGCTGTGAAAAGCCGTTAGGCAAAAATTTTAACCGTGTTTTCTGTATGTTTGAGGCATGCTGCCAATCACTTTACCGAACACCAGTATCCTGTTCATTTCTTCTTTTTCAATCGGATCCCATGGACGGTAAGTCTGGTTATCTGAAATGACCAGAAGCTTATCTTTCATCTTTTGGAGGCGTTTAACGTGCGAGGTGTCGTCGTAGATGAAGGCGTAAATCCCATCGCCATCAAAGTGCTGGACGCTGATGTCGACGAATAGTAAGTCGCCTGGCTCGATGGTCCCGGACATGCTGTCACCGCGAACATTGATGATTCTGATCTGCTCCGCCTTCCTGCCGTTGAACATCCGGCGGGCATCTTCGACTGAATATTCCACGGATCGTAGCACCTCTACAAACTCGCTGTTGATGGCTCCTGGCCCAGCGCTTACGTAAAAGTCTAGCGCTACAATGCGGAAAGTGTCAGTAGGTCCCGGCTCGGTTTTTGGCTGAGAAATTGCGGGCATTTGACCATCGTCACGCATCGGGCCAACTCCGGTTGAAAGCCACTCAGAGCGAACGCCAAGCGCGTTGGCAATCTCAACGATTTTAGTTGAGCCGCGGGCATTGCCACTGGTCAGCCGCCAGATGGTGGGCTGAGCAACGCCAGACGCCTTAGCCAGGGCGCCCTGAGACATGCCTGATAGTTCCATCGCCTGATTCAGGCGTTCTGCAAGAGTTTCTTTTTTCATGAGTTTAAATTTATACGCTTGCGTATTGATGGTCAAAACACGTTTAGCTATTGCCTAAATCAATACGCATTGCTATTATCAATTCACACCAATACTCATAGGAATTGGAAATATGACGAACAAAACCATCCAGCGCGCCATTGATATCGCTGGTAGCCAGAAGAAATTAGCCGACCTTTGCGGTGTGGCGCAGCCGACGGTATGGCGCTGGTTGCACGGTGGCGGCATCGATGCCCGCTACGTAATGAAGATTGTCAATGCAACTAACGGCAAGCTCAAACCAGCAGATATCCGTCCAGATCTCGCCCAGCTGCTTGGGGCGAATAACACAGCCACTTAAAGGCGGCCCTAACCACGAAAGGGAAAGCAATGCATTCACTTGCGTATCAACAAGGTAACAAATTTTCGCCAACGGCGATGATTTACCAGAATCGCCGGGAACCTGATTCCAAGGCGTTAAACATCGATGGGATCCGCGCAGCTGTTCGCGCCTGGGCAGCTGACTGCCGCAGCCGTGAATTTGTCGCGGCGCTGATTGTGGAAGAGTGGCGGGCTACCGGCGGCACCGGGCTGGATATCCCGACTGACTCTCACCGCCAGATGCAGAAGGTTTTCCGCTGGATCGACGGCGACACCGAATATGCGGCAAACAACATTCGCCAGCTGGCACCGGCAATCATGTCCGTCCTGCCGCTGGAGTATCGAAATCGCCTGGCGCCACAGAACGACAAGATGTCGCTGATCGCATCCGCGATGAAAGAGTGTGCCGAGGCTAAACAGGCTGTCCTGCTGAACGCTCCAGAGCATCAGAAGCTGAAAGAGGTAAGCGAGGGTATAGCGTCGCTGTTCCGCCTCATGCCGGAGCAGGTGGGGCCGCTGATGACGATGGTCACGTCGATGTTGGGGGTTATGTGAGAACTACAGAAATGGCGAAAGCCGGTCTGCGCGAACAGAACCGACTTTCTGGTGCAAATCGTTTGGACTCTTTGCAGGAGTAAGTATGTCAAACACCGCCAAAGTAATCAAATTCCCTGCGCAGCAACCGGCGCAGCAGGAGAATCGCATGGCCGATCTGGAAAATGGCTATCTTCGCCTTGCTAACCAGATTCAGGATGCCCTGTGTTTCGTAGAGCTTTCGGGGCGTGAGTTCCGCGTGCTGAATGCTATTGTTCGCCTGACGTATGGCTGGTCCAAGAAAGAGGACCGGATCACCAACAGCCTCATTGCAGATAAAACCAGACTGGCCGTTAAGCACGTTTCTGAAGCTGTGCTCAGCTTGGCTTATCGCAACATCATCAAGATGCGCAGAATCGGGCAGACACGTTACATCGGGATCAACACGCTTCTGGATAGCTGGGCTTACACAAAGCCAAAATGTGCAAAGTGCCCGGTCAGTTTCCCGGTCGCTGAAGTTGTAACGCAAGTTATTACCATCCCTGAAATCGGGGATAGCAAAATCACCTCTAAAACCATCCCTGAAAACGGGGATAACCATCCCCAAAAACAGGGAGAGGTATCCCTGAAAATAGGGAACACCAAAGACATTCTTCCAAAGACAAATATAAAACCTAATACCCCCTCTAATCCCCCAAGGGGGAAGGACAAGTTTGATCCGCTCGATGTTGACGTTCCTGACTGGCTAAACAAAACCGCCTGGCAGGAATGGGTCGCTTACCGCAAACAGTCTGGCAAGCCGATCAAAACTGAGCTGACCGTCACGAAGGCATTCAAGCTGCTGAAAGAGTGCCTGGAAGACGGACACAATCCGGTCGACGTGATCAACAACAGTATTGCGAACGGTTACCAGGGACTTTTTAAGCCTAAGTTCGCTGTCAAACCAGCCGTCAAGACGGATCTGGACTTCAACAACACTGACTGGATCTATGGGGTGATGCCATGAAATCTCTTGCAGAACAGATGCGTAATCACGACCGCGAGCAGATGAGCCGCATAGCCCACAACCTGCCAGAGCAGTACGAAGAGCGCCCACGGCTTGAACAACTAGCGCTGATATTCAACAACCTGTTCAATGAGCTTCGCGTTGCATTCCCTGCAAGCATGGCGAACTTTCGCACCCAGGCTGACGTGAATGAATTCCGACGTCAGTGGCTCATGGCGTTCCAGGAGAACGGTATTTACTCCATGGACCAGGTTGAGGCCGGCATGCGTGTGGCGCGTAGCCAGGAGCGACCATTCCTGCCATCGCCGGGCCAGTTCGTCGCCTGGTGCAAACAGAGTGGTGGGGCGCTGGGCATCACCGTTGAGCAGGTGATCGCCGAGTACTGGGACTGGCGTAATCGTTCGTTCGAATTCACTTCCAGCGAGCAATTCCCCTGGTCGCAGCCGGTTATGTATTACATCTGCGTGGAACTTCGTCACCGCAGCACAGAGCGCCAGTTAACGCATGGAGAGCTGGCGCGCGAGGCGAGTGATCTTCTGGACATGTGGGATAGGCGCGTCACCGAGGGTAAGCCAGTGCCGCCGGTACGCCGTGCAATTGCCGCACCGGCTGCCGAGCATGGGCCGACGCCGATCCAGTTGCTTCAGGCGAAGTACAACCGCAACAAGTCGAACGGGATGGTGTGAGATGAAAGGCAAACAGGCAATTCTGCGTTATCTCGAAACGCACCGGACCTTCACTGCGAAGGATGTGGCCAAAGAGTGCGGCATGACTATCAACTGCATCACGAAAAACGCTATCGATCTGGAGCGGACCCGCAAGATTGTCCGCGTGAGCAAGGTCTGGAGAACGGTGACTTATCGCCTGGCGACACCAGAAGAACAGGCTGGTACCGCGCGTAGTTGCACCAACGGGATATTTCAGGAGTGCCGCAACAGCGCGGCGATGAAGAGTGCTGAGATCCTCTGGTTGTGTTGCGAAGACTACGTTGCATTTGAGCAGATTCTTGGAGAATTTTAGCGTGAGCTCCGTGTTGCTGATTCAACTATACCCCCAAATGAAGAGGAACTTAATTAACTTAATGAAATTCAATATGCCAAGTAAGACCAGTTGGGTATGAACTAGTAAAGGCGGCAAAATCCTTTAGAGTGTTAACGCAACCAAAATCGTTGAGCACGGAGAAAAAGCATGGATCCTAAATTACTGTATGCCACGTTTAAACGAAATGATGCACCAGCTTGGCGCTGCCCGAACTGTATGAATGAAACTCTGGAGATTGTCGCTGAAAGTTTTGAAGAAACTGCTTCAAGCGCAACAGCTCAGTTTAGAGATAAAGAATGGTTCGATGAGGAAATGTGGCGAGGAGTATTCAGTTGCGTGCTGCGCTGTACCCGCCAAGCCTGCCAAGAGAAGGTTGCTTTGTCTGGGCAGGTTATTGCTGTAGAATGCTTCAATGACGAAATGACGGAGCGTTGGTATGTTTCTGGTTTCTGTCCTAAGTATTTCTATCCCCCACTTCCTCTATTCCTGTTTCCTGAAAAGTGCCCTGAAGATATAGCAGATCTCTTGGCGGAAGTATCAGCTTTGATCCCCTCGCACCCAGCTTCAGCGGTGAACACCATGAGAACCATACTGGAGATAATGCTTGATAGTCTTGATGTACCAAGAGTGAAAACAGTTAAAGGCAAAATAATACGTCTTTCTACGCATGAAAGAATCACAAATTATTCAGATATACTGGGGCCAAACAAAGATGCGTTCATGGCGTTAAAGTGGTTAGGGAATCACGGCAGTCATGGAGGGGTTAAAGTCACAAGACAATCTATTAATGATGCCTGCATTCTCATTGGTCATTTGATTGACTTCTTATTCTTAGAAAGTCCGGATGTAACGATTCATATTGAACGGATAAACAACGTGTATGCACCTAAAAAATAGTAAAACGTAACACCATGTCGAAGTGGATTGTTGCCATTAAAACACCAGAAAAGCTTGAGAAGTTTAACGTTGACCTGGCGGCCTCCGGAGTGACGTACAAAGAGCGCCTGAACATGCCGGTTATCGCTGAGGTTGTGATGCGTGAGCAGCCAGAGAATTTGCGCGATGACTTACTTGAACGGTTGCGATATTACCGGGAGGAGAGTTTAAATTTACCTCGCTCCAGTGATTCTCAATATACGGAAATGACAAATCAGAACATCAATAATTAATAGGTTATGAGGAAGGCATGCAAAATAATTTTGAAGAAATTTTGATAGATTTGACTGACGGCGGAAAAGCTCTTAAGCGTGAAGAGTGGGATAACATCTACCTTTTCACGTTGCTATATGCCTTCGGGGAAAGTAAATGGTCACAAATAGGTACCAGTGTTGCAAAAACAGGCGATGTTGCCGATTGGCTTTTATCTTCAGGCTGCCTTGATCTGAATTTAGTAAGAAAAGTGCATAGTCACTATACGAAACGATATATAGACTTAGGAAAGGTCAACCACTTGTTTCACGAGTTATTTCCAGATGCTTATGCCAGAGGTGATACTAAGCAACGAATGGTTTTATTGATGGAAAACCAGAATCCCAACGAAAAACAGATGCTGAGTCTTTGCTTAAAGGTTCTACACTGCCTTAGAAACAACTTATTCCATGGTGAAAAATGGAAATATCACTTCACCGACCAACATGATAATTTCAAGGCAGCAAATGACCTTTTACAGATGTTACTCTTTCAAACGAAGGGAAATTTGTGGCAAGTTTTTTGAAATTCTACTTTGATTTCCAATAATCAACCCGCCATAATCATGTCATCGGAGCCTGAACAACTCCGGTGACTTCTGCGCATTTAAGGGGACTTAAATGCGACCACAATCTGAACTCCTCACCTTGTCACAGATGCAGAAATGCACCTGCGATTTTCTGCATTCTGCGGTTTCCGTCAAGGAGGCCGTATGACTCTGCCAGTAGACGGCATCAAACTCCATCGCGGCAACTTCGCGGCCATAGGCCAGCAGATTCAGCCATTGCTGGATGCCGGGCAATGCTTCCGCCTGCAGGTTAAGCCATGGCGCGAGAAGCGCAGCCTGTCGCAGAACGCGCTCAGCCACATGTGGTACACGGAAATAAGCGAATACCTCATCACCCGCGGCAAGACCTTCGCTACGCCTGAGTGGGTCAAAGACGCGATGAAGCACACCTATCTCGGCTACGAAAGCAAAGACCGTGTAGACGTCGTGTCCGGCGAGGTCACCACCGTCCAATCCCTCCGCCATACGTCTGATCTGGAAACTGGCGAGATGTACATCTTCCTGTGCAAGGTCGAAGCCTGGGCGATGAATATCGGCTGCCACCTGACCATTCCGCAGAGTTGTGAATACCAGCAGCTGCGCGATAAGCAGGAGGCCTGATGTCTACTCCACTTTCCCGCGTCATCACCAACGAAATCTTTCGCGTTCCGGCGCGCCGCCAGCGTAAGCCCGCGGTCAAGCCGTCCGACATCCCGACATTGAAGGGTTACACCGCCCGCCTGGTGGATCAGAAATGGCTGCGTCTCGCGGCACGGAGGGCGCATGGCTAATTTATGCAAAGCCGCACGCGGCCGCGAATGTCAGGTGCGGATCCCCGGCGTTTGCAACGGCAATGCTGAAACCTCAGTGCTGGCGCATATTCGTATTGCTGGCCTCTGCGGTACCGGAATCAAGCCGCCTGACTTGATCGCCACCATCGCATGCAGCAGCTGTCACGACGAGATTGATCGCCGCACCCGTCTGGTCGATGCGGAATATGCAAAGGAGTGCGCGCTGGAAGGCATGGCTCGCACGCAGGTCATCTGGCTTAAAGAGGGGCTCGTAAAAGCATGAATGAATACCGCATCAGTCTCCCATGGCCGCCGAGCAACAATCGCTACTACCGGCATAACCGCGGGCGTACGCACATCAGCGCAGAAGGGCAGGCGTACCGCGACAGCGTCGCCAGAATCATCAAAGACTTAATGCTGGATATCGGCCTGGCGACACCCGTGAAAATCCGCATTGAGTGCCACATGCCAGATCGCCACCGCCGGGACCTGGACAACCTGCAGAAGGCCGCTTTCGACGCGCTGACGAAATCCGGGTTCTGGCTCGATGACCAGCAGGTCGATTACTACAGCGTGAAGAGGATGCCAATCGTCAAAGGCGGCAGGCTTGAACTGACCATCACCGAACTGGAGGCCGAATGAACCACACAGACTTCCTGCGGTACCAAGCAGAAAGCGTTAAGCGCGCCAACCTGCCGCCAGTAGCTAAGCACAGCCAGACTAAAACCAATCAACCACAGAAGGAAGCCGCCTAATGAATACTCAATATCTGCAATACGTCCGTGAGCAGCTCATTGTGGCAACTGCCGATCTGAGTGGTGCCACCAAAGGTCAGTTGATGGCATGGCTGGAAAATGCCCAGTTCGATACCAAGACCTTTAAGCGCAAAAAGCCGCGCGTGATGGATGAGGTGACCGGGAAAATGATTACCCAGGATAACCCGCCTATCCGGGGCAAGCAGTCACGCGCAAAGGGTTCTCACATCCCTCTGATCAATCATGTTGAGTTCTGTACCGCTTCATGGCGCCGGGCATTGATGTCACTGGAAGAGCACCAGAAAGCATGGCTGCTCTGGAACTACAGCGAGAATATCCGCTTCGAGTACCAGGTGGCGATCACTCAGTGGGCATGGGCTGAGTTCCGGGAACAGCTCGGCGCGAAGAAAGTGGCCGGCAAGACTATGGAGCGCCTGAAGAAGCTTATCTGGCTGGCGGCGCAGGACGTGAAGGCAGAGCTGGCTGGCCGTGAGACTTACGAATATCAGGCGCTGGCAGAGCTGGCAGGCGTAGCGAAATCCACATGGACGGAAACGTATTTGCCTCACTGGCTGGTAATGCGTAACAGCTTTAAGCGGCTCGATAGCGGTGCACTTATATCCGTAACGCGATCACGTTCACAACAAAAGGCGACAAATTTAAATGTAAGTCTTGCAAAACCGAACTGAAACGCATATATTTCATGTAAATCTGATATCGTCGCCATAGCTTTGTAGGTCGACAGAGAATTAAGAGCCTCGCCATCGTGCGGGGCTTTTTACTTAATGCACGTTGTAGTATTTCTAACGCCACTCAGCTCACGGCAGATTTATACTCATCTCGTTAGCTTGAGGAGATGAGTATGCAAGAAGGTTACTATTGGATTCAGCACAACGGCAAGATTCAGGTTGCTTACTACAATAATGGTGTAACCGAGGACCTTGAAACGGGCCAGATTATAACTGGCGTCTGGCATCTGACGCAGGGTGACGACATCTGCGACAACGGAGAAGCTGAGGTGATTGAAGGCCCTCTGCCTGTACCATTTAAATGAATATATTCATCTGATTATGTGGCCGATTCTTCATACTGCACATATGCTTCTTAAGCATCCTGCGGAATGGATGTTTCTGAAAGCGTTTTTGTAGTGGATCCCCCTAAGCGTAGGGGTGGTTTAGCAGGACATTTCTCCAGAGTGTCCAACCAGCGCGCGGAAATGAATGCTGTGATCATTTCCACCGGGAGGCACCCGTCACCACTGCCTTAGTTATTGCCAACTTAGCTATTTATGCCTGCTTGTCCGAGCAGGCTTTTTTTTAAAATTTCTTAACAGCTGCTACGCTTGAATTGTGAGTTTGTCTGACGGTCTGATGGTTCTCCTGAACCTTAGTGAATCAGCACGATACAGCGTCACTCCGGTCCGCAGGTCTAGCTCGCACCTACCTTACAAATAGTCAACTAATTAGCCCGCCATCAAAAGCGGGCTTTTTTTATTTCAGGCTCCGGGAACCATCATCGACACGCCTACTTGTTAAATCGTCCCGAGGGCCTGACCCTTTTCCAACACACACAGCACCCGCTAACTACGCGAGGTGAGAGCATGTATCGCATGGAAAAAATAACCACTGGTGCTGCCTATGGCGCTTCAGCCGGGAGCATCCTCAACGGCATGCTGAATGCCTACAGCCCCGAGCAGTGGAACGCTATCGGCGTGCTGGTGGGTATCATCATTGCCGTACTGACGTATCTGACGAACCTCTATTTCAAGATCCGCGAAGACAACCGCCGCAGCAGGAGCCGAGATGAACCCAACGTTGAGGAATAAGCTGGTGGGTGCCATTGTTGGCGGATCCGGGGCAATCACTATTGCTGCAGTAATGCTGGGCAATGCGGATGGGCTGGAAGGGCGGCGCTATTACGCCTATCAGGATGTGGTCGGCGTCTGGACTGTTTGCGATGGGCACACCGGTGCCGACGTTCGCCGCGGTCACCGCTACACCGACAAAGAGTGCGACAACCTGCTGAAGGCAGATCTGCGAAAGGTGGCAAACGCCATCGACCCGCTGATCAAGGTTCGCATCCCTGAGCCTACCCGCGCCGCGCTTTACTCCTTCACTTACAACGTTGGCTCCGGTGCTTTCGCCAGTTCCACGCTGCTGAAGAAGCTGAACGCCGGAGACGTGCCGGGGGCATGCAAAGAACTGCAGCGCTGGACGTATGCTGGTGGTAAACAGTGGAAAGGGCTGATCACCCGGCGCGAGATTGAACGTGAAGTCTGCGAGTGGGTCCAGAAATGAGCCGATTAACCGCAATCATCTGCGCTGTCGTTATCTGCCTATTGGTTTCCATGGCCTGGGCGATAAACCACTATCGCGACAACGCCATCACCTACAAAGACCAGCGCGACAAGGCCACCAAGAATCTCAACCTGGCTAACGCCACCATCAACGATATGCAGGTGCGCCAGCGTGATGTCGCTGCGCTGGATGCCAAATACACCGGAGAACTGGCTGATGCCAAAGCTACTATCGATCAGCTTGAGCGTGATGTTGCTTCTGGCAAGCGTCGGTTGCAGCTCAACGCAAAATGTCCCGCGAATGGAACGATCAGCCCCGGCAGCATGGGCGATGCTTCCGGCCCCCGACTTACTTACTCCGCTGAACGGGATTATTTCACCCTCAGAGAGCGAATCGTCACAGTGACGAAGCAGGTCGGCTACCTGCAGGACTACATCAAAGAGCAGTGCCTCAAATAACAGCCTCGCAATAGCGGGGCTTTTTTGTATCCGTATTTCACCGCGCACCGCAGCGCACTCCAACCACGTCGAACCATACCCTTTGAAATGAGCCTTTGAGGAAGTCAGTTAGTGCTGGCGAGCCTCGACGGGCTGATTTCCTATGCGGCAAAGGTTCATCTCAAAGAAAGGTACACGCTATGAATAATCCGTCAGTTATTCCAGCTTTCGATTTTCGTGAAATGGTCACGACTCTCGATAACAAGATAATCACCACATCACTCAAAGTGGCGGACTACTTTGGCAAGCGACACAAAGACGTTTTGCGCGCCATACGTAACCTGAAATGCTCCGATGACTTCACCGAGCGCAATTTTGCGCCCATTGATTTCATTGATAAAAATGGCGATGTTCAGCCTATGTATAACATCACCTGCGACGGATGCATGATGCTCGTGATGGGATTCACTGGCAAAACAGCTGCCGCAGTAAAGGAGTGTTACATCAATGCCTTTAACTGGATGGCCGAGCAGCTAAACCGACGCATGGCGATGGGTGAAGAATTGCAGCACCGCTTCGCCATTAAAGAAACGCGCTCAAAGCTGAAAGGCACGATCGGCAGCCGGTTGATGAACGAGCGGAAGAAAGAGAAGCGCGTTCTGGCGGTCGAGCATGAGCACATCATGCAGGTGACGCAGCCAGAATTGCTGATTGGCTGATCGAGATTACAGAAGCTCTTCACTGAGGGGCTTAGATAATGAAAAAAAAGCCCCCACAAGGAGGGCTACCGGAGTCTCAGTTTCACATGCTCTTTTTATCGATGTTTCCCTGGAGTTGGCATTCTCCGCATCAGAGTCTTGGATATCCTGGCATGGACCCAGAGATCAACAAGCATAAGCGTAAAGAATTAAGATTTTACTTAGGCAGGTTGATTGGTGTTAGGTGCCAAGTTATCTATCTGTTCACGATATCGATGTTCAGAACCGCCAGACGAAGAAAGACATCCTGGCGCATAACAAAGCATGGCAGGCAATCTGTCAGCTGCGGTAAGCCAGTGTGAATGTAAGCAATCAACTAACATTCGCCATTCGCATAGGCGACTTAAACAGGCTTATTTAGCCTGTTTTTTTTTATCAAAACGAAAATAAAGAGAGGTAATTATGAGTGGTATTGAAGATTCAAACCAGGGTGCAGGCTGGAACGATCATGATACACCGTATGGCCCAATCCATAGTTATGACGGCAATGATCATAGTTATGGTGGATCAAGCGGCGGTAACGGAGGTGGCCACAGTGGTATCGATGACAAGTCCACTATCAACATTGCCTCTACCAGTGCCTACAATGGCACCATGATGTCCATGTGCGTCAACAACCTTAAAAAGCATGAAGGATTTAAAAACACCATGTACAAAGATACCGCCGGGAATATTACCGTTGGTATCGGCCATCTTCTGGCTAATGCTGCTATGGCTGCGTCTCTGCCATTTACCCGTACTAACACGATTCATGCTCATGGTGATGATATCGAGTCAGAGGTTTCGATTTCCAAAGGAGATATTACTTCCGCGTTCAATGCTTTCAAAACCGACTCTAAAAAGGCTCCGCTGAATATGCATTTATCGAACGATGCGATCATCGGTCAATGCATTAGCGATGTGCAGACAACGGTTAGTGGACTGAAGGGACTGTATGCTGGTTTTGACAGCTTCCCTAATTCTGCAAAAACTGCCCTTGTGGATATGGGGTTCAATCTCGGCATCCCTCGCCTACATTCTGAGTTTCCTAAGTTCAACAGCGCGGTAAATCGCAAGGACTGGAACACGGCAGCAAACGAGTCCCACCGCACCGGGATTGGTGAAGGTCGTAATAACGATACAAAAGGTCAGTTGCAGCAGGCCGCGAGCGGTCATTGATGTGAAGGTCCAAAACGTCTGATCGCTCGGGCGCTATTACAAAGCTCACCTGCTGGTGGGCTTGATAATGGCTATCCCTTACAGAGGATAAAACAAATCATATCCCTTTGTGGGGATGAGGAGAAGAAAGCCGCTCATATAGCGGCTTGTGGAATGATCACTTTTGCGTGCCCAACAGAGTTGCGACCTTCTCATCTAATTTTGCTCGGTAACCATCTGGAACGGGATGATCAAACTCGATTTTATCCCCCTGAGCAATACTTTCGAGGTATATATCACCAAGCTTAGTATCCTTCCCCGCCAGGCCACTTAAAGCGGTTGATAAAACCGCAATGGCAATACGGGATGCGTGTGCGTCCAACTGCATCTTCTCGATAATGTCTTCGAGGTGGGAAATCTTTTGTTCTGCATCTGACATAGCTACTCCTTTGCATCAAATCTTCTAAGGTTGAAACATGGCATTCACCGACAAAAAAAGAGAGAGCAAGTCTCGATTACTTCGATGATTGTTATGGACAATATCCACGTATTAATTTTTAAAATCCAGAGGAAAGAATGGCAAAACCGGACTGGGGAGAGCTTCAGCAACGGTTCCTGTCCGAACATGCCGCAACCGGCGTATCACCAAAGGAATGGTGTGAAGCGCAGGGACTGAACTACGCTACCGCACGTCGATACATCAAAAAACCTTTTGCGCAAACTGCGCAAAAACCTGTGCAAAAAAAAATGCGCACTGCGCAGAAAGATAAAAGCGCAAATGAGCTGTTGGATGATGATGGACTTACTGCTCAGCAGCGCTTATTTGTCGCGGAGTACCTCAAGGACAACAACGCCACCGCTGCCGCTGCACGTGCTGGTTATAGTGACCCAAACTATGGTCGTCAGCTCATAACGAATCCTAACGTTGCTCAGGCCATTGCACAACAGCAGAAAGCCTCCATTGCGCGCACGCTTGGCAGTGCCGATGAGGTCCTCGCGCAGATGTGGCAGCTCGCCACCTTCGATGCAAACCAGCTTTCACAATATCGCCGCGGCGCGTGTCGTTACTGCTGGGGCTTCGGTCACCAGTATCAGTGGCGCGATGCCGTGGAGTTTGAAGAGAAGCGGCTGGAAGCTACAGAACGCGATAAGCGTGAGCCAGTCGACGTGGGCGGCTATGGATATGACCACACCCGTGAGCCTAACCCTGCCTGCCCGCGCTGCAACGGCGACGGCATTGGCCAGCCTTACTTCGCTGACACCAGGAAACTCTCCCCTGACGCTGCTTTGGCATATTCCGGCGTCAAGCTGGGAAAGAATGGTGTCGAGATAACGGCAATCAGCCGCGAGCGGATGTACGAAGCCGTAATGAAGCGCCTTGGCCTGGCTGATAGCGAGTTTGCGCAGCGTCTCCAGCAAATCGAAATCGACCGCCGGCAGTTGGAGATTGAGAAACTCCGCAAAGAGCTGGCCAGTGATGGTGATGATGACGAACCAACACCAGTGCAGATCAATATCAACGTAGTGGATGCGAGGGAAGAAGATGGGGATCAGTCCGACGCTTAACGTTCCTCAGGCGCGCTTCCTCGCGATGCAGCACAAATTCAAAGCCTACGTTGCCGGGTTCGGTTCCGGTAAAACGTGGGTGGGTTGTGGCGGTATCTGCAAAGGGATGTGGGAACACCCTAAAATCAACCAGGGTTATTTCGCGCCGACGTACCCGCAGATTCGTGACATTTTCTACCCGACGATCGAAGAGGTTGCCTTTGACTGGGGACTGAGCGTCAAAATCAATGAGGGGAATAAAGAGGTTCACTTCTACGAGGGGCGACGGTTCCGCGGCACGACAATTTGCCGCTCGATGGAGAAACCCGGCTCGATAGTTGGCTTCAAAATCGGTAACGCGATGGTGGATGAGTTGGATGTCATGGCGGCTGCCAAAGCGCAGCAAGCATGGCGAAAAATCATCGCCCGTATGCGTTACAAGGTTGATGGGCTGCGTAACGGTATTGACGTCACGACAACGCCGGAGGGGTTCAAATTCGTTTACCAGCAATTCGTGAAGGCAGTACGTGAAAAGCCAGAGCTTGCGGCGCTGTACGGACTGATTCAGGCCAGCACGTTCGACAACGCGAAGAACCTGCCCGCGGATTACATTCCTTCGCTGATGAATTCCTACCCGCCGGAGTTGATAAAGGCGTATCTGAGGGGGCGCTTCACCAACCTGACCAGCGGCACCATCTATCACCAGTTCGATCGACGACTGAACAACTGTACTGATGAAGAACAGGCAGGCGAACCGCTCTATATCGGCATGGACTTTAACGTTGGCAAAATGGCGGCCATCGTCCATGTCCTTCGCAATGGCGAACCGCGCGCGGTACGTGAATTGATAAAAGTTTATGACACGCCGGCCATGATAAAGCGTATCCAGGAAGAGTTCTGGCGCTACGAGGGCGGGCGCTATGTTGCCTCTAGGCAGATTTATATCTATCCGGATGCTTCCGGCGATTCACGCAAGTCCAATAACGCCAGCGCCACCGATATTGCGCAGCTCAAGCAGGCCGGATTCAGTGTGGTGGTGAACGCCGCCAACCCGCCGGTAAAGGATCGCATTAACTCCATGAATGCCATGTTCTGCAACGGCAACGGTGAGCGCCGCTACAAAGTTAACGTTGCTCGCTGCCCGGTCTACACAGACAGCCTTGAACAGCAGGTATGGGCGGCAAACGGCGAGCCGGATAAATCAGCCGACAACGATCACCCCAACGACGCTGGTGGCTATTTCATCGTGAAGCAATTCCCGATCATCAAACCCACCGGAAAAGTCACTCAACTACGGATGTAACTCCATGCCTGACATCTCAACACCCAATCTGGACTATGGGAACATGGTCGAGGCGTGGGATATCAATGATGCCCTGATGGGCGGCACGCTCTATATGCGACAACTGGGCGAGGCATATCTCCCGCGCTGGCCGAAAGAAGACAAAGAGGACTATAAAAAACGCCTCTCCGTGGCCACGCTTTTGCCCGCCTACGAAGAGACCATTAAGCAAAACATAGGGCGCGTATTTGCCGAGCCGATTAAGCTGGCCGAGAACGTTCCTGATCAACTGCGCGAGTTTGCGAAGAACATCGACCTGGAAGGCACCCGCCTCGATGTCTGGGCTCAGTCATTCTTCGGCCTTGCGATGCAGTATGGCCTCTCCCATGCGCTGGTGGATTATCCCAGGGTGGACCCAGAAAGGGTGAAAACCAAAGCGGATGAGAAAGCTACCGGCGCGCGCCCGTACGTCACAATGCTTAATCCCCGCCAGGTAATCGGATGGAAGTCGAAGATGGCGGACGGTAAGCTGGTGCTCACCGCGCTGCGCATCAAAGAGGTTGTTGTCGAGGACGGTGACGACTTCGGGCAAACAAAGGTGGAGCAGATACGTTATCTGACTCCGGGGAAGGTGGAAATCTACCGCAAGTCCAGAGGTACCGAGGGCGCGGCGAACTGGGAGATTTTTGATGAATGGCAGACCTCCCGGAAAGACATCACCCTGGTGACGCTCTACACCAAGCGCACCAGGTTTATGTGTGGCTCACCGCCGCTTCTCAACATGGCCCTGCTGAATATCAAGCACTGGCAAAGCCAAAGTGAGCAGGACAACATCCTGCACGTCGCCCGGGTGCCGATACTGACGGTGTTCGGCCTTGAGCAGGGAGAAGAGCTGGTTATTGGGTCTTCGTCTGCCACTTCGTTCACCGATCGGCAAACGCAGGGTCTGGAATACGTTGAACATACCGGTTCGTCCATTGGTGCCGGCAAAGAGTCGCTGGCAGAGCTGGTGGAGCAGATGCGCCAGGCTGGCGCGAAGCTGCTGCGCACGGAGAACACCTCTACCAAATCGGTGGATCAGACCTCCGAAGAGAAAATGCAGGAGCAGTCGCCGCTCTACACTATGGCCACCAGCCTCGAAGACGCGATAGACAACATCCTGCAGATCATGGCTGAGTACATCGGCGAGAAGGAGGGCGGCAACGTAGATGTGCGCACCGAGCTGGATGTTGAGTCGAAAGAATTCAACCCGCCTGCTGCGCTGGCTATTCAGTCCCTGCGCCAGGGCGGTGACCTTCGCCGTATCGATGCGATTAAAGCCCTGCAAAAACTCAACCTGATTGATGCCGATGCGGATCCTGATATGGTGCTGAGCGAGTTGCTGGCCGAGTCTGCGTCACTGAGTGAACCACCGCCGGGGGTGTGAAATGGCCCGTTCCGTGAATGACAGGCTACTGGACGAGACAATCGCGCACGGCTTGTACGTGACGCGTTACGGTACCGGCGTCGCCCGGCGCATGGTCGCGCTGCTGAACAAATTGGATGCTGAACTGGCCGCCAGGCTGCTGGTGCTGCTGGATGGCAAGCGCGCTGAAACCTACAGTGCGCGTCGTCTGGCCTCTCTACTGGCCGATGTTCGTGAACTGAACCATCAAGCCTACGACCCGGTTAATGCTTCCCTGGCGCGTGAGCTGGCACGTTACACGGATTATGAGACCGGGTATCAGATGGATCTGTTCAGCAACCTTATACCCGTGCAGGTGCTGAAACACGTCCCGCTGCAAAGCATTTCCCCAGAGCAGGTCTACGCCTCTGCGGTGGCGCAACCTTTTCAGGGGCGATTGCTGAAAGAGTGGGGCCAAAAGCTTGAATCCGATCGGCTGGATAAAATCACCAGTGCCGTGCGTACCGGATTTCTTCAGGGTGAAACTGTCGAGCAGATCGTGAAGCGCGTCGCCGGCACGCCGCAACTTAACCGCCAGGACGGGGTTATCAATGCCTCACGTCGTGACCTTGCTGTTGTTGCCCGCACTGCGGTGAATCATATGGCAGCAACGGTGCGCCAGGAGTTCGCACAGGCCAATAGCGATATCGTGAAGGCCAAACAGTGGTCTTCGACTTTGGACACCCACACCAGCCAGTGGTGCATCATACGCGACCGCAAACTCTACTCGCTCGATGGCAAGCCGCTGGGCCATGCAATTCCGTATCTGCGCGGACCCGGCAAAATCCATTTTTGCTGCCGCTCCTGCGAAATCCTGATCACTAAATCGTGGGAGGAAATGCAAATAGCCTCAGGCGAGCTGAGCAACGCCACGCGCGCCTCAATGGACGGACAGGTGCCAGCGCATACCAGCTATGCCGAATGGCTTGCGAGGCAGCCTTACGGGCGGCAGGAGCAGGTGCTGGGCGTTACTCGCGCGCAGATGCTGCGTGACGGCAAAATCACCGTGCCGGAGATGTTCAACGATGCCGGGGAGTTCCTGACCCTGGACGAGCTACGCCGCGTGGATGCGTCGGCGTTCCAGTAACACAAACCCCATCAACATCAGGCTGCCTCCGGGCAGCTTTTTTTATGCCTGCCGCAGAGCGGATGCGACGCGGTGCCCGGGTCGGATGACCCATTATGTATGGCCGGAAGGCTGGAGCAAAAACAATGAAACTGAAACTTGATGCTAACGGAAATGTGGTCGTTGAAAACGGCATGCCTGTGTACATCCATGATGATGGCAAAGAGATCCCGTTCGATGCGGTCGCAGCGATGACCAAAATCACCTCCCTGAATGGCGAGGCGAAAACTCACCGCGAAGCGAAGGAAGCGGCGGAAGCCAATCTTGCGAAATTCTCGGGCATCACCGACCCGGCCAAGGCGCTCGAAGCCCTGGAGATGATGACCAAAATCGACCAGAAAAAACTGATCGATGCTGGTGCCGTTGACCAGGTAAAGGCGGAGATCACCAAAGTTTTCCAACAGCAGCTGGACGAGGCGAACGGCAAGACCAAGCAGCTGGAAACTCAACTCTACGACGAGATGATCGGCGGCCGCTTCGGTGGCTCTAAGTTTATTTCCGAGAAGATGGCGATCCCGACTGAGTTCGTGCGTTCCTACTTCGGTCAGAACTTCAAAATCGAAGAAGGGAAGGTTGTGGCCTACGACGGCCAGGGCAATAAGGTGTTCTCACGCACCAAGCCCGGCGAGTTAGCCAGCTTTGATGAGGCCCTGGAGTCTCTGGTCGAGTCGCATCCGCAGAAAGATTACATCCTCAAAGCGTCCGGTAACAGCGGCGGCGGTTCTCACCAGTCGGAGCACCAGGCCGGGCAAAAAACCATGAAACGCGGTGCGTTTGATTCCCTGGATAACGCTGGCAAGCAAGCAGCGCTGAAAGACGGCGTCAGCATCGTCGATTAAATCTAAAGGAGCCATAAATGGCAGGCAATACCCTTACTGGTCTGATCCCGACCATCTATACCGCGCTGGACGTCGTATCCCGCGAGCAAACTGGCTTTATTCCTGCAGTGGCGCGTGACGCGAAAGCGGATGCTGCTGCAAAAGACCAGACCGTACGTGCGCCAGTCGCACCTGCAGCCACCACTGAAGATATTGTTCCTGGTCCTTCAGCGCCTAATTCTGGCGACCAGACCATCGGTGGTGTGGATGTCAAAATCACCAAATCCAAAATGGCCCCGGTGAAATGGAATGGTGAAGAGCAATTGGCTCTGGGCCCGGCTGGTACCTACAACACCATCCTGGCTGACCAGTTCAAGCAGGCTTTCCGTGCGCTGGCGAACGAAGTGGATGCAGACCTCGCTGCGCTGTACCTCAACTCCTCCCGCGCTGTTGGCGCGCCGAAGAATACCCCGTTCAGCATCAAAGACGATCTGACTGATGCTGCGTTGGCGCGTCAAATCCTGACCGATAACGGTGCGCCGACTACTGATTTGCGTATGGTGCTTGGTGGCGAAGCGATGGCATCCATCCGTGGTAAACAGGCTGTACTCTTCAAAGCGAACGAAGCGGGAACCGACCAGCTGCTGCGTGAAGGTGTTATCGGTCGCATCATGGGCTTCAACCTCCACGAATCTTTCAGCATCAAGCGTACCGCGAAAAGCGCTGCTGCTGGCTATAAGGTCAATGGCGCGAAGAAAGAGGGCGATATCATCATCGCTATCGCTGCTGGCACCGGCGGTATTGCTGCAGGGACTGCGGTGAAGTTTGCCGGTGATGACAATCAGTATCTGGTCGTTGCGGCTACGTCTTCCACTATCACTATTAGCGCGCCGGGCCTCCGTCAGGATCTGGCAGATCAGGCTGATGTCACCGTGTTGAGCGAATTCGTACCGAACATGGCGTTTGACCGCGGGGCATTCCTGCTGGCCAGCCGTACCCCGGCGATGCCTGAAGGTGGCGATACTGCTGATGACGTCATGAATGTGACCGACCCGGTATCTGGCATCACCTTCCAGGTGGCGCTGTACCGCCAGTACCGTCAGGTGCGTTATGAAGTGGGTCTGGCGTGGGGTGTGGCTGCTGTGGCGCCACGTCATTCCGCCATCATCATGGGTTAACCCAGGGGGCTTCGGCCCCTTTGTTTTTCAGGAGGCCCAATGGCCGGATTAACCAAAGAGCAGCGCGCTCAGCGTGAAGCGGAAAAGCTTGCAGCTCAGCAGGCCGCTGATAAAAATCCTGCCCAGCAGGAACAGCAGCAGGAACAGCAGCAGGAACAGCAGCAGGAACAGCAGCAGGAACAGCAGCAGGAACAGCAGCAGGAACAGCAGCAGGAACAGCAGGGTATTGAGCTGGTGGTCATGGTACGTGACACCCCAGAATTCCCTGGCGGACCGCTGTGCGCAGATGTTCATCCTGATGAAGTGGATAACTGGCTGGCGCTGGACTGGCGTCTGGAGGAATAACCATGCTGGTTGCCGATCCCAACTCTCCAGGCTTCAACAGCTACGCCAGCGTGTCAGACCTGCGGGCATTTGCCGCCGGGCGCGGATATAGCATTCCTGCAGATGATGGTGAGTGCGGCCAGATGCTGACGCAGGCAATGGACTTTCTGGAAGGGAAGACCTGGCGCGGTCAGCGTTCCAGCGCATCACAGCCTCTATCCTGGCCGCGTTCCGGCGTGCGCTTCGATGGTGTTGATCTGCCGAATGATGCGATTCCACAGCGCCTGATTGATGCTCAATGCCGCCTGGCTATCGAGTCGCAGGAGATTGACCTCACCCCGTCGGTAGCTGGTGGTGGGGCGGTGACGATGGAGCGTGTCGAGGGTGCGGTAACAGTCCAGTATGAGCCGGGAACGAATAAAGCTTCTCCGTCATTCCCATGGTTCTATTCCGCACTGCGCGGGCTTGTAGTGGGCGGCAACCAGGTTCGGGTCGAAAGGGGGTAGCATGGCAATCGACTATCGCCGCATGCGCGCTACGGCAACGCGGCTCCTGAAGGATAACGGCAAATCCTACCAACTGATCCGAGGCGGTACCACCACCCGCGATCAGTACGGGAAAGAGATTACCACCGCGCCTGTTATCGCGACCGTTACCGGCGTTATCACTGAATACTCAACTCGTGAAATCGACGGCTCTCTGATTGCTACAGGCGATAAGAAGCTGGCGGCCACGTTCGAAACGGAAGTGCGCATTGATGACCGCATCGAAATCGACGGCAAGATGTGGCGCGTGGTGCAGCCGAATCCGGTTAAGCCTGCCGATGTGCTGATTTCCTACAACATCCAGCTGAGGGCGTAACTATGGCCGGTTCTGTTAATCAGCCGTTCCTGGCTGCCATTCAGTTGTTCGTTGATGGTTCGAAGCAGGAACTGGACGAGGTGGTACGCCGTACGGGTATCAAAATACTCGCTCAGCTGGTGGAGATGTCCCCGGTCGGTCAGCCGGATATCTGGCAGGTCAACCAGACCGCGACGGCATACAACACTGCGGTGCGGGAGCATAACGCGACCCTGCGTGATAATCCGGACAACCTGACCAAATCTGGACGGCTTAAGCGCGGCCTGCGCGTAAACGACTCGATGGACATCAAAAAGCCAGATGGCTATGTCGGGGGGCGCTTCAAGAACAACTGGTATGTGGGGTTTGATAGCCAACCGACCCAGTCCAACGATACACCGGATGCTTCCGGCCAGGGTTCAAACTCCCGTGGCATGGCGGTGCTCGAGGTTTTCCGGGTGGGGCAAGTCAGCTCGATTTACTTCACCAACAACCTTCCATATGCCCAGGCGCTGGAAAACGGTCATTCCACCCAGGCGCCGGGCGGGATGGTGGGCATTACAGCTATCGACGCGGCGCAGCTGTTCCGTGAGGCAATGAGTGAGGCGCGCAATGGCCGGTGACCAGTCAATGCGTATCGCTGACCTGCTGGAAGGACGCGTCGCGGTTATCTGCTCCTCGCTCGGGCTGCCGGTGGCCTGGCCGAACATCGCTTTTACTCCACCAGATGATGCGCCTTACGGGCGAGTTTACGTTCTGCCTGCGCAAACCGTGGGGCAGGATCTGGAAGGCCAGTTGCGCACGTATCAGGGCATTCTCCAGCTCAACATCATCGCCCCGGCAGGCAGCGGCGTGACACTGGCGAGAGGGCTGGCAAAGTCTGTTGCCGATGCCTTCCCTGAAGGGCTGTCGCTGGTGGACGGCGATTTGACCGTCTACATCAACGGCCCGCCGCAGGTGCGCACGCCGATACAGGATCGCCCGACATCTGCACCAAACGGCAGCAGCGGCTCCATCACCTACACCACCCCCGTCAGCATGCAGTACCGCGCTGATTACTGACCCGCCGCCCGGCGGGTTTTTTATTACCTAAATTCAGGAGAGTGCTATGGCATTCGCAATCCCTAACGGCTCGCGTGTGAACGTGGCCAAAGCCTATCAGGCTCCGATCACCTTCACAGCAGCCTCCAACGCGACGGAATGCGAACTTACCGTTGCCTCGGCTGCCGGGATTCTCGCGGGCGATGTTGTCCAAGTCAGCTCTGGCTGGCTCAAGCTCGATAACATGGTGCTGCGCGTTAAGTCGGTGACCAGCACCAAAATTGTGCTGGAAGCATTCGATACCACCGATGCCACCAAATTCCCGGCAGGCACCGGCGCGGGGACGCTGCGTAAAGTCGATTCGTGGATCACCATGCCGCAGGTCATGACGCTGTCCACTGAAGGCGGTGACCAGCAGACCATTAGCGTGCAGTTCCTCGAGGACGACAAAGCACGAACCATCCCAACGTTCAAAAACGCCGTGGTTCAGGTCTACACCTTTGCACACGACCCACAACTGGCGATCTACAAGCGCCTGATTGACCTGGATGATTCCAGTGATACCACGGCGGTGTGGTTCCACAACCCACGCGGCAAAGCGGATCGTAACTACTCAGCCAAAGTGTCGTTCCAGCGCGTACCGCGTACCGAAATTAACGCCGTTGAAAGCAACGAAGCGCGTATGAACTTCGAATCGGACATGCAGATTTACCCGATCGCCGATTCATCCGTGACGCCGCTGGCGTTCCTGACCGACCTGCCGTCAACCAAGTCGGTTGCCACAGGTGCTGCACTGGATCTGGCTGTAGTTATGCAGGGCGGTTCCGCGCCTTACACGTACGTGTGGAAGAAAGGCGGTACCGCTATCCCGGGCAAAACGGCTTCGACGTTCAACATCCCGTCTGTGGTATCCGGCGATGCTGGCTCTTACACCTGCGAAGTTACCGACGCCGCGGGCAAGACCATTACCTCTGGCGCGTGTGTCGTCACGGTCAGCTAACCACTCTGGCCCGGTTCGCCGGGCTTACTTAGTCTTCTGAGGTTGTTTGGTTTTCACGGGTTGTTTTTGTTTTAAATTTTTCAGCATTTGAATCTGCATTTCGTCCTTTGCCTTTGTGCTTTCAATGTGCAATTGGCTGAGTTTTTTAAATCCGTAGAAAGCATAAATAGCCGCTAGAAGTAAAAAAATAATGCATGCATTAGTAATTATTTCTATTTGAATAAAATTATCCTTGTTACTAACTTCATTAGGCACTTGAGATGGCATTAAAAATCCTTTACCAAGAGCAATAATGACCGATGCTATTAATATAGATAATAAATTTAATAATGCTTTTTTCCATCCAATGTGGTGTTTTTTGCGGATTTCTACCATTTTCTCTTCAAAAATTTCCTGAGGTGTTTTGTTCATTATTTTCTCCTTTAAAAGAATGATATCGGCTTAGCAGCAGCCTGCTTTAATAATATTTTCAATCTGCTGTGACGTTTTTGAGCAAAAATATGAATGTTATTGCACATCATAACAACCGCAGCACTTCTTCTCGACTACCCGCTTCGGCGGGTTTCTTTTTTTCTAAGGAACCGAAATGACCAAATTTTCCCTGATCCCAAACCCTACCTTTTCAGTGACCGCGAGCATTCCGCGCGCTGGCGCCGAAGACGGCAAGCTGACGTTTACTTTCCGCCATAAGACGCTGGAAGAGCTGCGCTCTATGGATGAAAACCTGCAAAAGGCAGCTGAAGGCAAAAAGGCTGCCATCGAGCCCCAGGCCGACTACCTCATGGAAATTGTCGAGGGCTGGGCACTGCCGGACGAGTTCACCCGCGAGAACGTTATTGTCCTTCTGCGAAACTATCCGCGCGCGTTCGACAGTATCGGCCTGGCCTACACCAAAGAGCTGATGGGGATCCGCGAAAAAAACTAAGGCAGGTCGCCGCAGCGTTGTATACGCCGGGGCCGACGCTCGCGGAGCTGAGCGCTTTTGGTTTGACGCATGAAGACGTGGAAGAAGAGGTGGGCATCCTGCCCTCAGTATGGGAGTCCTTCACCATCTTCTCTGCGCTGGCGACCCAGTGGCGCGTCGGCACGGGCGGTGCGACCGGCCTTGATTACAACGTTCTCCCCTGGATGTTCGAGTTACACGGGGTTGAGGATGCGGCGGCCTGCATGGCTGATCTTCAAATTATGGAAAGCGAGGCTCTCAAGGTAATGCATAAGGAGACGAAATAATGACAGACCAGATCGCCTCGATTACTTTGCGGGCCGATGTTTCTGACCTGAAAACAGCCAGCAACGAACTGGATAAACTCGGCCAGGCGGCGGCCGGCGCTGTAGATAAAGCAGATGATCTGAATAGCGTGTTCCGCGCTGGGGCCGATGCCGGCAAGCAGAGCGCGGCGGCCCTATGGGAGCAACAAAAATCCTTCAAGGGATTGCTTGAAAGCATAGATCCAACTCTCGCGGCCTTAGGAAAGCTTGATGATCAGCAGCAAAAACTGCGGTCTATTCATAGCAAGGGGTTACTCGATATTGAGGAGTTTACTCATTATCAAAAAATCCTGGACGATACCCGTCTTAAGCTGACCGATACCGGAGAAGCCGCGGCGCGCGCCCAGGCAGAACTGGCGGCCACTCAGGCGGCAGAAAAGCAATCAGCCGCGCTGAAGAACCTGCTGGGCTCAATCGACCCGACGATTCGTGCGTTCAACTCTCTGGATGAACAACACGCACAGCTGGTGGCCCATTTCGAAGCCGGGCGCATTAACGGCGCGCAGTTCGAGCACTTCAACACAATCCTTAACCAGACGCGTGAGCGCCTCTCTGGTGTCGCAGACGTACTACCAGAAGCGCTATCCCGGCAGGAAGCTGCTGCCCGACGCGCTGGAATCTCAGTCGGTCAGTACAGCGCAGCAATGCGCACGCTTCCGGCGCAATTCACCGATATCGCCACGCAGCTGGCTGGGGGGCAGTCGCCGTTCCTGATTCTGCTTCAACAGGGCGGGCAGATTAAAGACCAGTTCGGCTCGGTTCAGGGGGCGCTGTCCGGCGTCGGCGAATACATCCGCAGCATGGCTGGGATGATTAACCCTACCACAATCGCACTTGGTGGGCTGATTGGCACGATCGGCCTGCTGGCTGCCGCAGCGTATAACTCCTCGGAGAAATTTGACCAGGTGGCACGCTCTGTCATCATGATGGGTGGGGCTGGCTTCTCCTCAATGCAGCAGCTCAACCAGGCCGCTGAGGAAGTGGCTGGCAAGACGAATACATCGATCAGCTCCACCGTCGATACACTGGTTACGCTGAACGATACTGGGAAATATACCGCCAGCCAGATGAAGCAGGTCGCAACGACCATCACCCTCATGGGTAAGGCCGGAAACGATACCAAAGCTGCAATGGCCGACTTCGGAAAGATTGTCAGCGATCCGGTTAAAGGGCTTGCCAGCCTCAACGAACAATATGGTTTCGTTGATGAAGCCATGATCAAGCACACTATCCAGCTGCGTAAGCAGAAGGGTGAGCAGGCGGCTGTTACCGAAGCTATTGAGCTGTTTGCAGGCGTCATGGCAAAGCGTGCAGAGGAGACCAACAAAGCGACCGATAATATTGGTCAAACGTGGGAAAATCTGAAGAAAAGCGCTTCAGACACCTTTGGCGACATAGGTATTACCGTGCGCGCGTGGGGAAACCAGATTATCGATATATTCGAACTGGTTAAGTCCTCGATTAAAGACTTGTTCCTCAATATCACCTCTCTGGACTCCAAATTCACCAGCACCATCGCTGGCTGGGCAGATAAAATCCCGGGTGGCGGTGCGCTGGCTAATTTCCTCGGCATGGACGTTGAGGCAATGAAAAAGGCTGGAGAGGAAGCGGACAAAGAGATTGAGGCGAACAAAAAGCGCTATAACGAGCTTTGGAAGCGTGTCACTGCGCCTAACGCACAGGCAAACTATGAAGCTGAAGCGCGAGGGGCCAACGTAAAAGGTGATGGCGGAACAAGTCGAGAATCGAGAGACGCAGTCTCGAAGCTTGCACAAGACTCAGCCAAAAAGACCAAAGAGGCAAAAGCCACGCTGGATGCAGGCGATCGCACCCTGGAGAACTACCGCGCCCAGGCCAGGACCCTAACGGAGACGCTCGAAACACTGCGCCAGACCGGCGATCTGCACGCTAAAAATACCGAGTTCAGCAAACAGCAATCACGGTTTGCTGAATTGGATGAGGCTGCCAAAACCCGCACGCTGACCGCCCAGGAGAAATCTCTACTGTCGAGCCGTGAGGCTATTCTGAACGCTGCCAAGGTGGTGGATCAGAAGAACAAGGAAGTAGAGGCGCAGCAGAAGATTAACGGCCTGGCGCAGCAGGCGAATAAATACGTCACGCAGATGTCGGAAAAGACAGAAGCGTTGCGTGGCAGTGCTGGCCTAAGCAGTCGCCAGAGCCAGCGCATGATGGAAGAGGCTCAGCTCCGCCAGGGCTGGCTCAACGGTGGTGGTAAGCTTGATGATGCTGGCTATGAGAAGGAACTTGCAGCACTCAGAAATTATTACGCCGAAGAGGATAAGCTGAGGGGCGACTGGAAAACAGGGGCTGTTGCTGGATGGAATGAATATCTTGATGCAGCTACGAACACTTATGAAGCAGTTAAGAACGTGGCTAATTCCACCCTAACCGGTTTGGGCGACATGCTAACCAGCTTAATGACGACAGGGAAAGCTTCAATCAACGAATTCGGCAAATCGATGCTGAAGATGATTGTTGAGGTGACAAACAGGCTGATGGTCGCCTATGCGGTGCAGGCTGCGATGGGTTGGATAAGTGGTGGCAGTAGCGGTGGCAGCACGCCTGATGGTGCGTATGCTAACGCTGCATCTGGCGTAACCTTCAATGCTAAAGGTGGTGTCTATGACTCTCCTGGCCTTAGTAAATATGTGAACGGTGTTTACGATACTCCACAGTATTTTACCTTCCAGGGCGCATCTAAGTTTGCGAAAGGCGGCGTCTTCGCAGAGGCTGGTGCTGAAGCAATCATGCCCCTAACTCGGGACTCTGCCGGGCGCCTTGGTGTACGTGCCCAGGGTGGTGGCGGGATGGCCCCGATTATCAATACCACTGTTAACGTCGATGCTGGTGGTTCGGTTACAACGCAAACATCCAGTTCTGGTGATGCCATGGGGCGCGCACTTGCCGAGGAAATGCAGAATGCCGCTCTGCAGGTAGTTCAGAAACAGCTTAAGCCAGGTGGCATGATCTACAACTTCAGCAAAGGCAGGTAGTGTTTACGTCACCCCCTGGTTAATATGACGAAAACCATAAAAGTCAGGGGATGATAATGAAATTACTCTTCATTAGCGTTGTTGCATTGTGTTTGGCCGGTTGTGCTACTGAAGCCGTTTTACCAAGCCAGGCGAAACAAGCACCCAAAGAACGATTGCTCAAGTTCCAGTCGCCAGTTGTGGGGGAACAGGCGAAGCTAATTGTGGTGCGCGATAAAGGATTTCTTGGAAGCGGTTGTTTCGTCGGGGTGTACCTCAACCAAGAGAAGGCAGCTATTTTGGATCCAGGTGAGAAGGCCGAATTTTACCTCAAGCCGGGAGAATGGAATGTTGCTTTAATGGGGGAAGGAAAGATGTGCATCGCTGACAAGATACCTGCCGGAAGGGACTTTATGCTCACTGCGAACACTACAAAAGCTGTCCGTTTATTTGCAGATCCGAGCGGAAACACGGACGTCAAAACACTGCCGAACCAATAGCCCCCAATACCTAACAATCAGCCTCGCACCCGCGGGGCTTTTTACATCTGTAAACGAATTCCGAGAGCTAGTAGTGCTAAAAACTGAGTGTGTGCACAGTGATTGCGTTAGCGTAAACCGTCGCGTAAACTTTTCAGCAATATCAGCAAATGGGTTAGACAATGGCAACAGGCGTACCGCAAGAGAAGGCCACACAGCACCTCGAACTCTATGGCAATATGCTTTTAGAGGGCATCGCTATTGATGAATTCTCTTATAGACGTGGTGTGCGCGAGCTTGAACGCCAGAATTCCAGCATATGTGTTTCAGCGCTTGGCTTCCTTCATGGTTTGTATGGTGAAATCGACCAAGCTATTGCTGTGTTTGAGGAGGCCGATCCATTTCATGATGTTACCGTTGCTACAAATCTCTGTTTTATGCTCAGACATACAGGCTGCATAAATCGGCTTTATCAATATGCTTATGATCTTGCTGATGCTCATCAAACAAAGGCTTTAACAGCTAGTGCTTATTCTATGGCTTATCGTTTTGGCGATAGAGACCGTCTTGAACATTACTTTGATATGCACATTAAGTTGCTTTCGGAGGATGAAAACAGATCTGAAGCAGAGATTCATAAGCAGGAATTATTGACTGAGATCAACAGTGCATACTCCGTTAGCGGCTGTTCGCAAAACCAGTTTGAGTTACTCGCTCGAGTAATTTGGACAGTAACGGAAAAACATCGTTTGATTCCCGGAACAGTCGAGCTGAACAGTACATTTAACACGTGCTATATTATTGAAATCTACAATCAAAATCCTGAGTCTATAGCTAGGCTTAATTGGGAGCTTGCTGAAGCCGTGTGTAGCCATGATGCTTTGGATGATTGTGACGTAGTAGCTCGTTTTTCTCCGACTCGTCAACTTCACGTTGGGGTAAGCTATGGCAATAATTAGTGATGATTTGCTTAGGTGTGCTGATTCATTAATCGAACTGGATAATGAAGGTGGTTTTCGTAGTTGCATATCGCGTGCTTATTATGCGAGCTATCATCATGCATTGGAGTCTCTCCAATCGGTGCCTGCATTTTCGTCTAACCATCACAGTAATTTAATTGGTTATATGAGCAATAAGGTAGAGAATAAACTTGAGCCTTACGACTCAGTGCAACTGAAGTTGCTTGGATACAATTTGCGCCAGCAAAGGGCAGCACGTAATGAGGCTGATTACCACCTCTCAGAGGTAACGGTAAGTAAGGAAATGGCGGAAACTGCTTTATATAGCTCTAGACTATTTTTCCAAAAATGGAGCGAACTGAAACAAGCTATCGCTTCCTAACTTGACAAAATTCTTGACATGAAACCCAGCTTCGGCTGGGTTTTTTTATGGAGTAAATATGGCGGTTGAAACCTACAGCTGGCGCTCGCAGCTCGGTGCTGGGGCGATTGAATATAGTCAAACGGTGCGCGCTGCGCAGTTCGGTGATGGCTATGAGCAGGTTGCTGATAATGGCATTAACTCTACTGCTATTCAGGTGCCAATGAAGCATACCGGCACAGAAACGGAGGTGAACAGTATTCGTGATTTCCTCCTGGCTCATACCGTTAAAGCTTTTATCATCACGCCGCCCGGCGAAGCGAAGGGGCTTTATCGGGTAGTCGCCGATTCCGTACGGAAAAATCAGATCAGCAGCAAGTTTGCTGAGCTGACGTTCACCATCAAACGGGCTTACGGAGTGTACGCATAATGGCATTAGTCGATCAGGCGGCGATGCTGGCACCGGGTGGCAGAGTACGCCTGGTTAAAGTTGACGCCTCAGAGTTTAGTGGTGGGATTCATCGATTCCACTACGCACCTTTCCCCCATACACCGGAAGAGATCGATGCTGCCAATGGTGATGAAGAAAAGCTCGGACCAAAGCCAATCGTATTCGGCGGTGATACCTACGATTTCTGGCCGTTTCAGGTAGCAGGCCTGGAGCTTTCAACAGACCAGGCCGCAGAGCCGACACTCAGCGTTTCCAACCTCGACGGTCATATCACGGCGTTATGCCTGCAATTTAAAGACATGGTTAATGCTAAAGTGAGTATTATCGACACCTATTCGGTTTACCTCGATGCCGTGAATTACCCTGGTGGGGTGAACCCAACCGCCGACCCGTCGATGTTCACGCTTCAGACCTTCTGGCTTGACACGAAAACCTCCGAAGACGACGAAGTGGTTTCATGGTCACTCAGTAGTCCCGCAGATTTGCAGGGGCTTGTCATCCCAACCAGACAAATCACCTCGCTCTGCGAATGGGCGCTACGCGGGCAGTACCGGAGCGGCGATGGATGCACCTATAACGGTACGGCGTATTTCGACGCGAAAGGGAACCAGGTTTCGGATCCTGCTCTTGATGTGTGCGGTGGTTGTCTTAGCGACTGCCGTAAACGATTTGGGGCTGGCCTGGCAGAGCCCAGCGCTGCAATTCTCGATTTTGGCGGCTTCCCGGCAACTGTTCTCTTCACCCGATAACCGGACAATCCAATGAACAAAACCATAATGGCAGCTATCCGGGCACATGCGCTGGATGAGTCCCCGCGCGAGTGCTGTGGCTTCGTTATTCAGTCGGGCCGTCGGCAGCGCTATATCCAGGTGCCGAACAGCCACGAAAATCCAACCGAGCATTTCAGAATCGACGGCGAACACTGGGCGAACGCTGAGGATGCAGGAACCATTATCCGCGTCATCCATTCCCATCCTGGCGATGGAGCACGGCCTATCCCGTCTGACCTCGATCGCCAGCAGTGCAATAACTCCGGTGTGGTCTGGGGCATCTACGCGCCGGACTGTGATGAGTACGCTGAGATCACCCCTGATGCGATCCCGCTAATTGGCCGCCCGTTCATTCTGGGCTCACACGACTGCTGGGGGCTGGTCATGGATTGGCATGCCACACAGGGTGTCATGCTGAACGATTTCCGCGTGGATTATCCGTGGTGGGAAAGCCAGTACCCGGACAACCTCTATTTCGATAACTGGGAGCGGGAAGGGTTTATCGAATGCGAACCAGGGCCAGGGTGCATGGTCATCATGCAGATCGAGTCCGACAAGTGGAACCACGCGGGGATCATCACCGAAGAGGGCGAGCTTTTGCACCACCTGTACGGCCAGCCATCCTGCATCACGCCGTATGCGCGCGGTTATTTCAAAGACAGGACGATGATCTGCGTCCGTCACAAAGAGCTACCGCAGGAGATTCAGCCATGGCGCGTTTAACCACGATTCGATTGTACGGTGTGCTGGGAGTCCGGTTTGGCCGTGTTCACAGGCTGGCGGTGCAGACATCAGCTGAAGCTGTTAAGGCGCTTTGCATCAATCTGGACGGGCTGGAAAGCTATCTTCTGAACGCTAAAAAGAATGGCATGACGTTCGCGGTGTTTCGCGGCAGGCGCAACATTGGAGCGGATGATTTTAAGAACCTGGCCGGAAGCACCGATATTCGCATAGCACCGGTGATGGAAGGGGCAAAAAAAGCTGGTTTGTTCCAGACGATATTGGGTGCTGTCATGGTTGTGGCGGGCATCGTCGTCACGGGCATGACGTTCGGTTCAGCAGGTGTCATTGGCGCGGGAATGGTCTCCGCTGGTATCGGAATGATGGCTGGTGGAATTTACCAGATGCTTTCGCCCCAGCCCAAAGGACTACAGGGGCGAGACGATCCTGACAATAAACCCTCATATGCCTTCGGTGGCTCGGTGAATACCCTTGCGATGGGTAACCCGGTCGCGCTTCTTTATGGTGAGCGCGAGATTGGCGGCGCCATCATCAGTGCCGGCATAGTCGCAGAAGACATCTGAAAACTCCTTTCTGAATATCAAGCACCCAATTGGGTGCTTTTTTTATGGATGCAATATGGAAGCGATCACTGGTGCAAAGGGTGGCAGCCAGAAGCAGCACACACCTGTAGAACAGCCCGATTCGGCTCAGTCAATGGCGCGCTGCCGCATGCTGCTGGCGCTCGGGGAGGGGGAGTTTGCTGGTGGCCTGGATGCGACCCGGATATTCCTGGACGGTACGCCGTTGGGAAACCCCGACGGAACGATGAATTTTGAAAATGTGTCATGGGATTTCCGGCCTGGCACACAGACCCAGACACCAATACCGGGATTCCCTGCAGTCGAGAATGAAAATACGGTTGGCGTATCGCTGACAAAGGCCACACCATGGACCCGCGCACTGAGTAACACCCAGATTGACGCGGTGCTGGTTCGTATTGGCATCCCTGGGTTACAGCAGCAGGAAAACGATGGGGATATTGTCGGCACTACGGTTCAGTACCATATTGATCTGGCGGTGGACGGTGGCGCTTACTCGACAGTCATGACTAAAACCGTCACAGAGAAGCTCAGTTCGCTCTATGAACTAACTCACCGTATTAATCTTCCCAAAGCCAATACTGGCTGGCAAATTCGAGTGGTGCGTGACACCGATGACAGCACCAGCCAAATGCTGCAGAACAAAACGCAGGTGCAAGCGATTACTGAGGTGATCGATGCTCGCCTGCGATATCCACACACAGCGCTGCTGTACGTGTCCTTTAACGCAAAGTCATTCAACAACATCCCTAAGATTTCCTGCATGCCGAAGGGGCGCATCATCCGAATCCCTTCGAACTATGATCCAATAGCGCGGACTTATAGCGGAACATGGGACGGGACGTTTAAATGGGGCTGGACGAATAACCCGGCGTGGATTTGGTTCGATGTTCTGACTGAGCCGCGCTTCGGCCTTGGGCGCCGCGTGACGCCAGAAATGCTCGATAAGTGGGAGCTCTATCGCATCGCCCAGCGCTGCGACCAGAAGGTACCCGACGGGAAAGGCGGAAGCGGTACCGAGCCACGCTTCATGTTTGACGTTTACATCCAGTCCCAGGCTGATGCCTGGCAGGTGATTAAAGATATTGCCGCGGGCTTCAACGGAATGACTTTCTGGGGCAACAACATGTTCAATGTTGTCTCTGACATGCCGGCGGACACTACGAAGTTGCAGATCCTCACTCGCGCATCAGTGGTGGGTAAGCCGGTGTACTCGAGTGGCAGTGAGAAAAAACGATTCTCCAGCGCGCTGATTAACTTCAGCGATCCGGATAACCACTACCAGGACCGCACCACGGCAGTGATGTTTCCGGAACTGGTGAGGCAGTTCAAGTTTAAGCAGACACAAATCACTGCGATCGGTTGTACGCGTGAGAGCGAGGCGCAGCGGCGTGGCGGGTGGGCGGTGTATTCCAACTCCCTTGACCGCATTATCACGCTTCAGACTGGACTTGATGGCTTTGTATTCGTGCCGGGCACCGTATTTGCGTTTGCAGACGAACGCCTGTCAGGGCGCGTTTACGGCGGGCGTATCACCGGGTATAACGCTGGTCTTAAGGCCGTGACCACTGACCGGGGAACCAGTGCGGTGGCGGGCGATACGCTGATGATTCGCACCCAGGGCGGTACCGTTGAAAGCCGGGTGATACAGGCCGTAAATGGCACGCAGCTGATCCTGTCCACGCCGTTCACGGCGGCGCCATTACCTAATGCTGTATTCGTAATTGATGCTGGTCAGCTGCGCCTGCAGTATTTCCGGGTAACGAACCTAAAATTTGATGATGAGGAAAACACCTTCACCATTACCGGTGCGGAGTATAACGCGTCGAAATACGACGCCGTTGATAACAACGCTCGCCTCGATACTCCTCCGATAAGCCTGATTCCGACCGGGCTAGTTAACCAGCCTACCAACATCGTGGTATCGAGCTATGATGCGGTTCGCCAGGGGCAGCGCGTGGCCACGCTAACCGCCTCATGGGATGCACCAGTTGATAAAGACGGCAAACTGCAGTCGGACGTCATAGCGTACCGGGCACAGTGGAAACGCGGAAATAACGAATGGGTAAACGTGCCTGAAACCGGGTTACGAAATATCGAAGTGCCTGGCATTTTCGAGGGCGATTTCCTTGTGCGCGTCCGTGCGATTAACTCTGGTGGAGCGTCCAGCCTTTGGGCCACGTCTGCGTTGACCCATCTTACCGGCCGCACCGGTGAAGTGCCGAAACCTGTCGGACTAACTGCAACAGAGGATGTTGTATTTGGGATCAACATTACATGGGGTTTCCCCGCAGATACCGCCGACACCCTGAGCACGGAACTGCAATACAGCGCTTCAGTCGATGGAGCAAATCCAATGCTGTTGGCCGCGGTTCCGTATCCACAGAAGCTCTATCAGCAAATGGGGCTGAAAGCAGGTCAGGAATTCTGGTATCAAGCCCGGCTGGTTGACCGCATCGGGAATCAGAGCGACTGGACCGACTGGGTGCGCGGGCAGGCCAGCATCGATGTTTCCGATATCACCGATGCAATCCTGGAGGACATGAAAGGCTCCGATACGTTCAAAGACCTGATCGAGAACGCGGTGGACAGCAACGAAAAAGTTGCAGGCATGGCGGATGACATCAAAAAGCATGCCGACGAGCTGGAGCAGCAGGCGAAAGACATCCAGGCGAACACTGACGGGCTGGCGCAGGCCGAAGTGAAGATCGACGAGATTTCTGTGTCTATGGACGGCATGACGGGCGGGGTAAAGAACTCGGCAATTGCGATAATACAGGCCAACCTCGCCCAGGTGTCCACGCGTAAAACCCTGTTGGCTTCGGTTGCCGGTAATAGCGCGCAGCTGGACCGTATTGACGAAGTGATCGTGAGCGAGAAGGAGGCAACCGCACGTGCATTGCTGAGCCTGCAGACAGATGTCAACGGCAATAAGGCATCCATCAACAGCCTGAGCCAGACGGTTTCGAATTATCAGCAGGCTACGTCCACGCAGATAAACTCCATCACGGCGACCGTTAACGGTCATACTGCGGCGATTACAACGAATGCCCAGGCAATTGCGAACGTAAACGGCGAACTCAGCGCGATGTACAACATCAAAGTTGGGTTAACGAGTAACGGCCAGTATTACGCGGCAGGCATGGGGATCGGTGTTGAGAATACGCCATCCGGTATGCAGTCTCAGGTTATCTTCCTGGCCGACCGTTTTGCTGTTACCTCCCAAGCTGGCAGCACTGTTTCTTTGCCATTTGTTATCCAGAACGGGCAGACATTCATCAATGATGCGTTCTTCCGTGATGCGAGTATCCAGTTCGGCAAAATTACGGATTCTCTGCAGTCTAATAATTATGTTGCCGGAAGCGCTGGCTGGCGCTGGGGTAAAGACGGAACGATGCAGAACTACGGGAGCGACAGTTCCGGAGGCATGAAGCAGACTAACGTCACCATCAGCATTCGGGATGCTAACAGGCTCCGTGTTCAGATAGGCAAACTTACAGGAGTGTTTTAATGGCCTGGGGTATTCAGACCTGGGACGCCAACGGCATCCCGAACAACTACGGTATCAAACCCGTATCAGTGGTAGGGCGTATTCAGCTTTCCGAGGGGCAAACCTCGGGCAACTGGTCCTTTACCATTCCGGCGGGGATGAAGGTCGGATTTGCGGTGTCCCTTGATAAAGGCGCGGTCTCGGTGGGTCGACGCATTATCGCTAACGGGAACACCATCACTCTCAGCACTGCCAGCGAAGTTGGTATTGGTAATTATCCGGCCTCGGAATGTGAACTGGTGGTCTTCGTGGAGAATGCATGATGGCAGATTATGGTGCACTGATTGCGCTGGAAAGCGGAAATCCGTTTATTACTCCTCAGTCAACGCCGTTTTGTCTGTACAGAAAGGTAGTGGTTAACTCAGTGGCAAATGGGGCATACCACGGTGCTTCTGCGACGGTAGCTCTGGATGCTTCTTATCCGGCGATGGTTTTTTGCAAAACGAGTAATACAGCCCAGCCCACTACAGTCGGGGCAACCCGGTCAGGAGGAAACATTCTTGTTGGTTCAAGCAACGCTTATGGTCAGTCACACACTCTGACGGCGTACATCTTTGCCATCTTTCCACAAACGTTGCCCGACTGGGGATTTGCTGTCTGGGATGAAGCTGGAAAGCTGGTACTGACAAACGAAAGCCGCGTGCTTACTGACCTCGTTACTGTCGGAACACCAGGAGCCTCAACGGGAGGGATTAACATTGATGTTACGTTGCAGGGTAGTTATGCGGTAGCACCTGCAATTCTGGGCTCACAAATCTTACAGAACAACAATACCAGGCCTCCAACAATCGTGAATATAACAGCCTATGCAGGCTGCCGCTTTAACGGTTCGTCGACCAGGATAAATGCCGCGCCTTCGACAACAGCTACTGGTTCTGCAGCGGGAGGGACAACCACAGGAATAGCATTGACGGCCATCAACACCGCAGCCTATGACTGATTGATCGTTTTGAGCGATCAATAACAAATAATTGATCTACATAATCAATTATACCCATCGATTTTGTATTGATATCTTCGAACCTACTGAATTCCTCTGGATACTTTCAAAATGAAAAGGCTAATTATCAGCATGGCGATCGCTTTAATGCTGTCTGGTTGTGCTGGTGTACTTGAGAAACAGGAACCTATTTGCAGCGGCACGGCATATATGGGTGACCATGAGAATACCGTTATGATTTACGGCGTTCGAAAACAAAACAACCAGACTCAATACCGGGCCGGATATCCCTTCAACTGGCGTTGGGTAAGTGCGAACACATTCACAAGCACGACATGTAAATAACTCACGACTTTGAATGCAAACCTCGCCTCGGCGGGGTTTTTTATTGCCTGGAGAAAATATGCTTTATAACACTGGCACCATCGCCATTAACGGAAACACCGCCACCGGCACGGGCACGAACTGGACGGCACCGGCCAGCCAGGTTCGCGCTGGCCAGACGATTATCGTCATGTCTAACCCGGTTCAGATGTTCCAGATTTCATCCGTGGACAGTTCCACCTCGATGACGGTTACACCTGCCGCCGCTCCGGCACTTAGTGGCCAGAAGTATGGAATCCTGGTGTCCGACAATATCTCTGTCGACGGACTGGCACAGGCCATGTCGCAGCTCATCAAAGAGTATGACGAGAATATTGGCGCGTGGGAGACGTTCGCCACAACCTCAGCCAATCAGAGCATCACTGTAACCATCAACGGCACCTCCGTAACCATCCCTGGCATCGGTAAACTGGCACAGAAAGGGAGCAACGGTGCGCTTGCTGTCGCAGACGGCGGAACCGGCGCAACGAATGATGCAGACGCTCGCACAAACCTCGGTTTGGGAAACAGCGCCACCAGGAGTGTTGGGACGGTAACTGGTACCGTAGCTGCTGGCGATGATTCTCGCATCACTGGTGCCCTTCAAAAAACTGGCGGGAAACTTACAGGACAACTGGATTTGGTAAGTGCACCGCTTGTGGCAGACGGTAACTCGGTTATTGTTGCAAATGGTGGTCTTGATGTTGATTTAGCAAAAGGACTAGCGTTAAGAGGAAGAGTGCAGCAGGGGGCGGGCAAAAACAATAATATACTGGTGGTATCTGGAGATGGTGATACAGGCGCGACGGGATATGTAGGTGCATTCCAGTATAACTGGTATACCGATGGCTGGATTACAGGGATTACCCGTGGTTCAGGAACTAACACGCTGACGTATTCGATTTACTATAACGGTGCATCTTATGGTACAGGGGATAAACGATGGAGCTTCAATTATGATGGTTCCGCCACTTCTCAGGGGGCCTGGGTTAATGGTTCTGACGAGCGCCACAAGTCCAATATAAAGCCGGTGTCGACCCCACTCGCCGCCGTACTATCCATGCGGGGTGTCACGTATGACGTTCAGGATGGTGGTCGGGGTGTAGGACTTATTGCCCAGGATGTAGAAAATTGGTGTCCGGATGCCGTTAAGACATATGGAGATCGTGAATTCAGTGATGGCACTGTGATTGAGAATTTCAAATTTCTCGACACATCAGGCGTGTCTGCCGCATACCACACCGAAGCAATCAAAGAACTTTTTACCCTGGTGGAACTGGTACTTATCGATCCGGAAAAAGCACGTGATGTAATCAACGTGGTCAAAGAAGCCACTAAGCCTAGCCAGTCAGGTTTGTAAACATTACTCAGGCATCTAATAAGTAAAACGCCGGACATCGTATGCAAGAATATGCGGCGGCTAAAATCTGCTCATTAAGAGTTACTGCCATAAAATTTACAAAACTCATAATTCGAAGCGACATAGAAGCTTAGAAACGAAACGGCGAAGCTTTAAGCAGTGATTATAGGGCCTGTATCTTGCGGACACTTACAAATAAAACTACTGTATATAAAAACAGTATTTGAGGTGTGTGCAATGGAATTCATCAGGCCAACAGAACTGCGAGAAATTATCGCTCTTCCGCTTTTCAGTGACTTAGTACAGTGTGGTTTCCCAAGCCCCGCAGCTGATTACGTTGAACAGCGTATCGATCTCAATGAGTTACTTGTCGCTCACCCGAGCTCAACATATTTCGTAAAAGCAGCCGGCGACTCGATGATTGAGGCCGGGATCAGCGACGGCGATCTGCTGGTGGTCGACAGTTCGCGCACTGCTGAGCACGGTGACATTGTTATCGCCGCTGTAGAAGGGGAGTTCACTGTTAAACGACTGCAGCTGCGCCCGACCGTGCAGCTCAATCCTATGAACAGCGCCTATAGCCCGATCATTGTAGGCAGCGAAGATACGCTGGACGTTTTCGGCGTTGTTACTTTCATCGTCAAATCGGCGAGCTGAATATGTTTGCGCTCTGTGATGTGAATTCGTTCTACGCATCATGCGAGACTGTGTTCAGACCCGACCTGAGAGGGCGGCCGGTTGTCGTTCTCTCAAATAACGATGGCTGTGTAATCGCGCGCAGCGCAGAAGCAAAAGCGGTCGGGATTACTATGGGGGAGCCATTCTTCAAGCAAAAGGAGCTTTTCCGGCGTGCTGGTGTTGTTTGCTTTAGCAGTAATTACGAGCTTTATGCTGACATGTCTAACCGGGTGATGACGACGCTTGAGGAAATGAGCCCCCGCGTCGAAATTTACAGTATCGATGAAGCTTTTTGCGACCTGACTGGCGTTCGCAACTGTCGGGACCTGACGGAGTTTGGCAAAGAGATCCGCACGACAGTTCTGAAGCGTACGCACCTGACTGTCGGGGTTGGTATTGCGCAGACCAAAACACTCGCTAAGCTGGCAAATCACGCCGCCAAAAAATGGCAGCGCCAGACGGGCGGGGTAGTGGACCTGTCCAATATCGATCGCCAGCGCCGACTCCTTGCCCTGGTACCAGTAGAGGACGTATGGGGCGTCGGAAGGCGCATCAGTAAGAAGCTGAACGCCATGGGCATTAAAACTGCCCTCGACCTTTCTGAGCAGAGTACGTGGATTATCCGCAAACACTTTAACGTGGTACTCGAGCGAACGGTCCGGGAACTGCGCGGTGAGCCATGTCTGGATCTTGAAGAGTTCGCACCAGCCAAGCAAGAAATCGTCTGTAGTCGTTCGTTCGGCGAGCGCGTCACGGACTATGAGCAGATGCGTCAGGCTATCTGTAGCTATGCTGCTCGTGGCGCCGAAAAGCTTCGCGGCGAGCATCAGTACTGCCGCTTTATCTCTGCGTTCGTTAAAACCTCACCATTCGCGCTTAACGAGCCATATTACGGTAACAGTGCGTCCATGAAGCTTCTCACCCCAACTCAGGATTCCCGCGACATCATCAACGCCGCGGTAAAGTGCCTGGACAAAATCTGGAAGGATGGTCACCGTTACCAGAAAGCCGGCATTATGCTCGGGGACTTCTTCAGCCAGGGTGTGGCCCAGCTAAACTTGTTCGACGAAAACGCGCCGCGGGCTGGCAGCGAAAGGTTGATGGAAGTTCTCGATCACCTGAACGCTAAAGATGGAAAAGGCACACTCTACTTTGCCGGGCAGGGCATACAGCAGCAGTGGCAGATGAAGCGTCAAATGCTTTCGCCGCGGTACACCACAAGATATGCAGATCTTTTACGTGTGAGATAAATGCCACTAATGTCAGTTTTCGCATATTTGAATAATGCCTTGAATTGTTGAAAATTCATCATATTGAAGGCGTGAACAAGGTTTACTCATCATTGTAGTTTAAAAATTGCACAGTCAGGTGCTCTTCAAGCTTTAAGGGGAGTAAAATCCGGCAGTTTTTTGTCATTATAAAAAACCTTTATAGGTCGGTCCGTTATGAGATAAAATCACGCTAGAGCCACAATGGATATGGAATGAAGATGAAAATTGCACAGTTACAACTCGCTTTTTTTTATGACACAAATACGCCAATCGATTTTGATGGTCTGTCATACTTTGCTCGACTGGAAATAAAAAACATTTTTGATAGAAATCTAACAAACAATCAAATGCTCGGAATTGTTCCTAAAGATGCACCACCAGAAATACCGAGGTTACAGCTTTCCTCTGAAGATAATAAAATTCGTATGTTATCTACGCTTCAGCGCAGCGATTTGTTTGTAGACCGTTTATTTGATGAAGACCAAGCCAATTTAGATGCTTTTACAAAGATTTTCGATAGCCTCATCGATGTGCATGCTCAACTTAAAAAGCAACCTGTACGTATTGGCTTAGTGGCTTATAAAACAGAATATGATGATTACCCGGGGGTAACAATAGCAAAAAAATATCTTAACTTGGTTAATATAGGTGGTCTTGATAATTTGGCAGATGCTAATGTTATGTTCAATAAGCGTTTTGAAATGAATGGTCAAACATTTAATTGCCATTTAATTCATATGGCTGGATTTGATCAGGATAAACAAAAGAATTTATTATTGAGACAAGTGGATGTTAGCACTGATGAAAGTAGGGGTTTTGCAGCAAGCTATAATCCAGAAGTTCTTAAGAAGGCTTTTTTAACTAAAGTGGCAGAATTTTAATCAGGTGCCAAATGGATACTGATAAAAAAAATAAAAAACTTGGATGCAAGTCAGCCGAAAATAATGCGGATAGCGAAATTAATCCTTCACTATCTGGCGTGGGATTTACGCCTTCACTGAATAATACATCTTCCATCCAAGTAAAAATTGGACCTACGGGCAGTATAAAAAGTCAAATATTAGGCCCGTCGCTTTCTTCCATTACAATTGATGAGCCATTGTCCAGTGAAGGGGATGTGGCGGAGAAATTTATTTCTAAAAACAAGGTTTTTAGTAGCGATAATACAAATGGAGAGGGGACTAAGAAAGTTTTCCAGATGTATTCTGGCGTATCTCATACCGAGGATAATTTCTTCAAAAACAATGACTTAGGTAATCGCGAGAAGTATGATCGTTACTCTAGAGAATGGACATCTTCAAATGCAGCTAGTAATAATTCCACTGCCTTTAAGTTTTCATTAAATGGGCAGAAAACATCATCTAACAGTGAAGCTAACAATAATTTCACTAAAAGTGGAATTGAAAGTCTTGTTTGGATGGATTTAAACAACAAGGTTAATGATTTCTCAAATGAATTGAATGCAAACAAAAGAACTATGGCTGATAATAAACGAAAGTTAAATAGCCTTATTTCGAAAGTTGCTATACAAGCTAATAAAATCACCAATTTTGATACATCATTAAAAAATGCTGAGGAAAAGTTGAGCGATAAAGTCTCGGATTTTGAAAAGGAAATAGTTACTGCACGTAATTCTTTATTGGCAGTTATCGCTCTTTTTGCTTCATTTTTTACATTTATATCAATTTCGGTAAATATCTTCTCTCGAGACATGTCTTTAAGTACTTCAATATCTGTATTGCTAGTTATTTGGTGTTGTCTAATTAGTTTCATATTTATTTTCATGGCCGGAATAAGCAAGGGAGGTCGTTTTTTCACAAGCTTTACTTTTATCAAGCATGCTCTTTTTATGGTGGTGCTTTTCATTTGTGCCTTTATCTTACCTCGTGTTATATTTTCTTTTTTGCCGATACAATGGTTCCCATGAAAAATTGAATGGATTGTAGAAGTGCTTTTTTGTTTCAAAATTTAAAAGGGATGAAATCAATGTCATCGGCTAAATTTAAAAGGATAAGTTTTGGATATAATGACATGTCGGAGGTTATATACACTGCTTAATTATGTCTGTTGCATTGCTTATGCCTAGGATGAATAACATACCAGTAAGAAGAAATTAATAAATACTATACTTAATTTATATTTTATCCTGGCGCACGTATGAATGCATTCCAGATAAACTTGTCGGCAGGCACTGCACCGTCGACCGCTATCTCTTTAGCTTCTTTCCCGCCTATGTCCTGGCGCATCCATTTGCGGGACGCTTCAGGTGACAGAACCAGCGGCCGGCGGTCGTGAATATCGACAAGTCCTTTGTCAGCAGCAGACGTCACAATCAGAAAACCTTCTGTTTCATCGCCGCGCTCGAATGGCGTACTGCCGATCGCCGCCATAAATATCGGCTGGCCGTCGGCCCGGTGAATGAAGTAGGGCTGCTTCTTGTCACCTTCCTTCTTCCATTCGAACCATCCATCAGCAAAGCAGATCGCACGGCCATGCTGCCAGAGAGACTTGAACATTCTGCTGGTGGCCGCAGTCTCGACGCGCGCGTTTATCAGCGGGGCCTTATTCCACCATCCGGGCGCGTATGACCAGAGCACCGGATCGAGGTGCAGCTGCTCGTCGCGTTCGCTCAGCAGCAGGACTTTGGTACCGGGCGCCACGTTGTACCGACCAATAGGCTCAGGGTCGTATGCGATGTCACGATCGGATTCGTCGGCCAGGTAAGCCAGATATTCTTCAGGGGTTTGGGCTTGTGCAAAACGTCCACACAT